GCCGACCCGGATTTCACCGGGCGGGTACCGGGCACCGACACGATCACCGACTCGACCGGCAACGTCTGGGCTATCCACTCTCCGGCGGCGCTCGCGAGCACCACGGCGGTCACGACCCTGGCCATGCTCGGCCCGCTCGCGACCGACGAGTGTGGCGACTGGACCGACTTCACCCTCCCCCGGGCGCGCGTAGGGCGCGCGTGCGACCACCCAGGGGAGCCGTGCTGCTCGTACTACCGGGCGCGCACCGTGGGCCGCGTGGATGGCTCTCTGTTGGTCTCGGACTGGTCTGACGCGTGGAGCCCTGGCATCCCGGCCGGCCTGATCTTTGCGTGGCCTGACAGTGAAGTGTCAATTCCCACCGGCTGGCGGCGCGTTGCCGCGCTGGACGCCAGGCACCCGAAGGGCGTGGCCAACGTCGTGACACAGCCCGGTGTCACGGGCGGCGCGGCCAGCCACGCGCACACGACCGACAACCACGCCCACGACCTCGCGCACACCCACACAATGACCGGCAACACCGGCACGGCAAGCAACGCGTTCAACTCGAACGATGGTGTGGCCGGAACGCTGGGCTACCTGGCCAGCCACGTGCACGCGCGGCCGGCGGTCACCAGTTCCAGCGTGGCGGTCTCGCCGGACGCTTCCCCAGGCTCGGACGCGGTGGGCAACGATCCCGCGCTCCTGGACGTGGTCTGGATCGAGAGCAACGGCCAGCCTCTCGGGGTGCCACCGCACGCGCTCAGCATCATGGGCGACATCGCGCCGGCCGGCTGGACCACGTACGCGAACGCCACCGACCGGTTCCCCAAGGGCGCGGCGGCCGGCGGAGCCGGCGGCGGCACCCACGCGTCCGCCGTGGCCAGCCACACCCACACCATCGACGCGCACACCCACGCGGCCATCACCCACGGCCACACCGCCGCGAACACCGGCAACGCCACCGGCAACAAGTCGTTCTTCGCCGGCCCGTCGGCAACGACGTGGGCGGCCACGCACAACCACCCGGTGGCGATCACCCAGAACACCACCGCCGCGCTGGCCTCAACCAGCGGCGGCACCACGGGCGCGGCCAGCGCCAGCCCGGAACCGCCGTGGCGCAAGCTCCGGGTGCGCGAGAACACCTCGGGCTCTCCGGATCTGCCGGTGGGTGTCATCGGGCTCTGGCGCGGTGCGCTCGGCACCATCCCCGAGCCGTGGCAACTGTGCGACGGCTCGAACGGCACCCCGGACATGCTCGGCCGGTACGTCAAGGGCGCGACCACGGGTGTCGGTGACACCGGGGGGAGCCTGGCCGATCACGACCACACGACCCCGAACCACACCCACGCGACGACCGGGCACAGTCACGTCACGACGGTCCACCAGAGCGCGGCGACCACGGCCAACATCCCGGCCACGGGCGCGGTTCAGACCATGAACGCGGTTCACGTTCACAGCAACCCGGACACCGACTCGACCACGCCGACACCGGGCAACGCGGGCAACGTGGGCACCAACACGACCGACACCGAGCCCCCGTTCGAGGAAGTGGCGTTCGTCCAGCTCATGGACGAACCGGTGCCACCGCCGGCCCCGCCTACCTTCTGCCTGGACTGGAACCCGGACGAGGCCCTGATCCGGACCAACTCCCCGAGCGGCCCGCTCTGGGCTCCGGTGTGGGGCCGGTTCGAGTGGGCCAAAGAGCGGCCGTTCACGGCAGAGGTGGGGGTCATGGGCTCGCGGTTCGTGACCACCGCACCGCCAGGGGGCCGGAACATGATCATGACCGCCGCCGTGGAGTCCGAGGCTGAGCTGGCCCAGCTCCGCGCGGTGCTCGCGCGGCCCCTGGTTCTCATCTCCCCGATCGACACCGCCGAGGTTTGGGCCTCGCCCGTGGCCGAGACCGTCAAGATCGTCAAGGTGGGCCGCATCCGCCAGGTCACCGCCTCGTTCATCGGCACCGGCCCGGAGCCACCGCCGCAACTGGCCGACGTCGCGTGATGTCACAACCGGATTGGGTAGGGTGACACCGTGGCAACCACCGACACCGTTCGACCGGTCAGCATCGAAAAGACCGGTGGTGGGACCACCGTGCCCTCCGGCACCAAAAACGCGGTCACCAGCGACAACTCGGACCTGACCTATATCAACTTCCCCTCGGCCAGCACGTCGAACAACTGGTCCCTACGCCTCGGGCCGCACACCCCGGCCGCGAACCACCAGCGCCACCGCGTCCGGGGCCGGATCAAGATCCGCACCGACGTGGGCGGAGCGACCGAGGACATCGACCTCGGGCGGGGTACCGCCGCGTTCATCGAGTTCGATCACGTGGCGGTCACCGCGACGTTCACCGACACCCCCGGCTCCTGGTATCAGAACTCGGAGTACGGCCTGGCGACAGCCGGCGCGCTCTCGGACCTCAACATCGGCGGCGGCTGGATCAACTCCCAGACCGGCGGCGCGGCGGCGCTGCGCACGTCGGAGTGCTACGTCGATATTGACTGCCGCGCCCGGCCTGACTACTCCCCCGAGGTGCGCGACGCGGCCGGCGCGGACCAGAGCGGCGGCACGGTCACCGACACCAGTCAGCCGGTTCTGTTCTTCGGTAGCCCGTCATACGACGGACTTCCGCCGCTCTCCTGGGCGGTCGAGGTCGGCCCGTTCAGTGCCTCGGGATCGGGCACTCCGCCTACCCAGGTCCAGGTGACCGACAACCTGGCCAACGCGTCGTACACCGCCGTGTTCACCGTGCGCAGCACGATCCGGGGCGCGGACCCGTTCGAGCACGTCGAGGAGATCGACTTCACGCTCGACAACGAGGTCCCGGCACCGAGCCCGCCCATCATGAGCGTGACCGAGGAGTTCGGCGGCTACCGCGTCGACTGGAACGACCCGGGCGGCCAGCCGTGGGACAACGGGTACGTGGTGGCCGAGGTGTTCCGCGACGACTGCAACGGCTCCCAGCGCATTGCCACCGTGCCCGACGGGATCAACGGCACGTACCTGGACCTGGCTATCCCCCAGCTCGACCCGATCACCGGCCTGTCCGGCGGGGTGTGCACCACGCACACCGAGCCGTGCGACATCACCTATCGGGTTCGTTACTGGGGGTTCGTCTCGACGTTCGTCACGCTGCCGGACACCATCCCTGCGGACATGATCCTGGGCTGGCCATCCACCGCCGGCTCGATCCCGAGCGGCTGGTCCCGGATCACCGCGCTGGACGGGTTCTACCCGCGCGGCTCGAACGGCACCGCCGCACCGACCGCAACCGGTGGTGCTGCCACGCACCAGCACACCACGCCCGGACACACGCACTCGATCGCGGCCCACGGCCACACCCTCGGGGGCAGCGTCTCCAGCTCGGGCGCCAGCACGACCTCGGCCCGGTTCAACGGCGCGAGCAAGGACCAGGCCAACCAGCCCCACACGCACGCGCGCCCGAACTCGGTGGGATCGTTCGGCGCGGTCACCTCGGGCAACACCGCGCCGGCCACCGACGCGGCCAACAACGTGCCTCCGTCGCGCGAGGTGATCTGGATTCGCTCCGACGGTGCACAGGCTCAGTACCCGGCCGGCATCCTCGGATGGGCCACCGAGGCGGTCTCGGGTTGGGACACGGACGCGCTCAGCTCGGGCCGGTTCCTGCGCGGTGCGGCGGCGGCCGGCAACGGCGGAGCCCAGACCGGCGCGAGCACCCACCAGCACACCGTGGCGGCGCACACCCACACCGGCCCGACACACGGCCACTCGATCGGGGGGACCGGTCTCAGCTCCCCCGTGGGTACCGACGCCGGCACCGGATCGAGCACGCCACGCTGGCTCCCGAGGCACACGCACCCGATGTCCGTGGACTCGGTGGGCATGGGCGGACCGCAGAGTTCGAGCGGTCTCGCAACCAGCGCGGCCACCCTGGAGCCGTTGAACCGCCGGCTCCGCGTGCTGCGCAACGTGGGCGGCGGCACCCAGACCCGGATCATCGGGCTCTACAACGGCGCGGTGGCCGACCTGGACCCGCTCCTGACCTTGTGCAACGGCGCGAGCGGCACACCCGACATGCGCACGTGGTTCGCTCGGGACGCGGGCTCGGACTCGATCAACTCGACCGGCGGCGCGAACGCGCACACCCACACGACGGTGACCCACGACCACTCGATGCCGTCCCACCAGCACGACACGGACACCGGAGTCTCGGCCACCAGCTCGTTCGAGGCACCGTCGTTCGGTGACCTGGGCGACTCTCCGACGGCTAACCACACGCACACCTCCGGGGCCACCGCGTTGACGGCTCCGGGCGTGAGCGTGGCCGCCTCGGGCGTCACGAACTCGGTCTCGAACGTGCCCGTCTACAAAGAGGCTCACTTTGTGCGCCTGGACGGCACGATCTCGGGGGGACCTATCCCGGTGCCCGAGCTGAAGACGTCGGAGTACGCCTCGATCACCGTTCCCGCGTTCACCTACGGAGACGGCCTGGACCGGCTGGCCACCCGCACCGACAAGATCGCGGTGGGCCCGGACCGGTCGCACGCGTTCCCGCGCTCGGTGACCGACGATATCCCGCTGGAGGGCGGGCTTCCGTCGGTCTCGGTCACCGCTGCTGGCGAGGACATGACCCTCGTGCTGGCGGTCGAGGGGAACGAGGCGATCGACAAGTTGGAGGCCATGCTCGGCGAGGATGAGGTCTACTTCTCCCCCCTGGGCGGCACGGCCGGCTGGTACGCGCCGGCCGGTTGGGCGGTCCGCTCGCCTACCCCGAACGTCTGGGTTCTGTCCGTGACCATGGTGTTGATCCCGTGGCCGCCGGTAGACGGGCCCGAGGCGTTCCTGTGACCCTGACCTGGGGAAACGTAGGGCCCGGGCGTCTCATGATCAACGTCCACAAGGGAGGGTGAAGTGGCTACCAGGCTACCCAGCGCGCGGCACCAGGCGGCGCTCAACCAGCCCACCGGCTACAAGCGGTTCACCCGCATCACGGCCCAGCGCGGCGGTATGTCGCTGGACCTGGAGCCGACCTCCGGGAGCTTCACCCAGGACGCGCGCCGCGCCGGCCGGTGGGACGGCCGGCTCTCGTTCGCGGGCTCGCAGTATCTGCCGACGCGGCCCGGTGATCTGCTCACGCCGTTCGGGACCATCATCGACGTGGAGATGGGCCTGGAGCTTCTTGACGGTTCAGTGTCAACGGTGCCGTGTGGGACCTACGAGATTTCGACCTCGCGGACCCGGACCTCGGCCGATGCCCAGATCACCGACGTGGCCCTCTCCGACGTCTCGGGACGCGTCGAGCGCTACCGGTTCGAGGACGCGTTCACCGTGCCCACCACGACCGACCTCGCCGCGATGATCAACGCGGTGGTCACCTCGCGCACCGGTATCAACCCGAACGTGACGCCCACCGGCCGGTTCCTCGGGGCCAACCGGGTGTTCGGCCTGGACCCAGGTACCGCGCCGTGGAGCGAGCTTCTCGACGTGCTCCAGGGGTTCAGCCTGACCGCCTGGTATGACCGCGTGGGGCACATCGTGGTTGGTGTCCAGAACCCCGACCCGGCCGGCGCGTACCCCCTCGATCAGCTCACGTCGCTGAGCGCCGACTTTGACACCCGGCCACCGAACGTCGTGGTGGTCAGGGGTGAGCCCCAGGACGGCACCACGCCCGTCCAGGCGGTCGCTATGGACGACGACCCCGGGAGCCCTACCTACGCGGGCAGTGCGCCAGGGTCGAGCCCGTACGGGCGCGTGACGTACTTTTTCAGCTCCCCCCTGCTGGAGACCCAGGCGGCGGCCGACGCGGCGGCGGCTACCGTGCTGGCCAACAACGTCGGGGCCGGCGCGACGTACAGCCTGATCCGGCCGTACGACCCGACGGTCGATGCCGGGGACGTGATCGCGGTCCAGGGCAAGAACATCGCGGTCGACGCGGTGACCGTCGACATCACCGGTCTCACGACCATGGCCGTCCGGGAGTTGTGATGTCGATCGACTACCAGAAGTTGCTCGCCAAGCTCATGCCCGAGCCCGGCGGGGAGGACGTTGCCCGGATGCGCGTGGGCATCGTGGACGCCGTCAACGCGGACGGCACGGTCAACCTGGGCATCGCGGGGATCATCGTCCCGAGCATCCCGGTTCTGTCCTCGGCCGGGGTGTCCGACAACGCGGTGGTCAACGTCATCAGCTACCGGGGCTCGCTGCTGGTGATCGGCTCGACGGCCACGGCTGGCGGCCAGGGTGGCTCGCTGGGTCGGAAGGTCAGTTCCGCCGCGAACACGACCTCTACCGCGAACAACACCTTGATCAAGGACTCCGGGTGCGGGGACCTCGCGTTCACGGCGGTGGCCGGCCGGCGCTACCGGCTCAGCTACCGGGCGCGGTTCGCCTCCAGCGTGGCGGCCGATGCGGCCGATGTGCGCATCCTCGATAACGGCGCGTCGTCCCCGGTGGCCGGCTCCACCGCTCGGGCCGGCTCCTCGTACTACATGCCGAGCGGCACCAGCAACGGAAGCGTCAACATCGTGGTGGACGCGTGGGTGGACTGTACGGCCGACATCGCGGCCGGGGTGCACACCGTGGCCGCGTTCTTCACCCGGACTGTGGGCACGGGGACGGTGACCCTGTCTCAGGCGACCGGTCAGGTTCGAACCTTGACGGTGAAGGACGAGGGGCCGATCTACCCGTGATGGGTGAACCCGGGGGAGCTGGGGGAAGCTCCTACGCTATTGGTTGTTCAAAAAAAGGTATGTCTCTACCGCGTGCACCCGCACACACGCGAGCACGCGAGGCACATATATACGGGGCACACCTTCCGGGCGCTTCCCCCAGCTCCCCCGGGTTCACACCGCTAGCCAACCAACCACCCATGCCTGTAAGGTGTCAGCCGTGACCGAGATCCCGAGCCCGAGCTGGACCATCCTGGTTCCGACCATTGGTGAGCGCCGGCTCTCGTTCGAGCGGCTCATGGGCGCGCTGCTCCCCCAGACCGAGCCGTTCGGCGGCGCGGTCAAGGTGATGGCCTGGTACAACAACGGGGACCCGCACCTCACCGAGATCCGCCAGCGCATGAACCAGGACGCCACGACCGACTACGTCTCGTGCATCGATGACGACGATCTGGTCCCGGACTACTTCGTGGCCGAGGCCATGGCCGCGCTGGCCGACCGGCCGGACTACGTGGGTTGGCTGGTCCAGTGCTACTCGGACGGGGTGCCCACCGCGATCTCGGAGCACAGTCTCAAGCACACGCGCTGGTGGAACGAAGAGGTCCGGTACTTCCGGGACATCTCCCACATCAACCCGATCCGCCGTGACATCGCGCTGCTGGCCGACTTCCGCAAGACCAAGCACGGCCAGCCCGAGGACCGGTCCTGGGTCCAGCAGCTCCGCCGCACGCGCCGGCTCCAGCGCCAGGTGATGATCAACCGGATCATGTACCACTACCTGTTCAGCACGGCCAAGACCGCCGGCATCGGTTCGCGGTGGTCGGCGCCCAAGTCGATCCACCCGGGCCTGGACCGGCTGGAGATCGAGCACCCGCATTTCGCCTACCACCCGGAGAGCTTCAATGGCTGACCTCGCGATCATCGTCCCGACCAAGGGCCGGCCGGAGAACATCCTCAAGGTGATCTCTGCCTGGGACTTCACCAACGCGTGGGACGTGGCGGACCTCGTGCTCGCCATCGATGGCGACGACCCGAGCTATGCCGCGTACGTCGAGATCCTGGACCACTTCAACATCGGTGTGACCGAGGGCGAGCCATGCCCGCTCCGGATCATCACCCATGACGAGTGGCACCCGATGGTGCACAAGCTGGACGAGACCGCACGCGCGCTCTCCGGCCAGTATTGGGCCCTCGGGTTCGCGGGCGACGATCACCTCCCCCGAACCATCGGCTGGACCCAGACCTACCTCGATGCGCTGCGCGAGCTACGAACCGGCCTGGTCTACGGGGACGACGGGTTCCAGCACGAGAACCTGTGTACGGAATGGGCGATGACCTCTGACGTGGTCCGTGCGCTCGGCCGGATGGTGCCGGCTCCCGTGGATCACATGTACTCCGATGTGTCGGTCCTGGAGACGTTCAGGGCGGCCGGCGCGGTGCGCTACCTCCCCCAGGTCGTGATCGAGCACATGCACCCGATCGTCGGCAAGGCCGAGAACGATGCCCAGTATCGGCGCGTCAACCACCGGGACCAGTTCCGCAAGGACCTCGCGACCTACGAGGCGTGGCAACGCGCCGACCGGGCGGCCGACGTGGCCGCCGTGGTGGCGCTCCAGCCGGACCGCCCGATGCCCGTCGCGCCCGTGGCGCGCAAGCCGCGCCGCGCCGTGGCGGCGGTCACCGAGCGCGCCGCGTGGGGAACCGGCCGCGTGTCACGATCAAACAACCCGGCACGCTCCGGGCCCACCGCCGCGAGAGGACCAGCCGTGAACCAGACCCGATCTGCCAACCGCATCACCCCGCGATACCTCCGGGACGTCAAGGCGCTCACTCCCCCCGAGGTCGGTATCACCCTGGCCGACCTGGCCCGCTCAGTGCCGCAATGGCAGGCCATCGTGGAGTTGGGTGTCCACCAGGGGTACACCGCGCTGATGTTGAGCTACGGAGCCCGCCAGGGCAACGGCGCGCACGTCTGGGGGTTCGACCCCTGGGACACCGACGGCAACGTTTACGGCCCCGAGTTCGACAACGAGGGTGCCCGCAAGTGGGCCCAGTACAACGTGCGGGCCAAGGGCCACACCAAGGACGTGCACCTCACCCAGGCGTTCAGCACCGACGCGGCCGACTCCTGGGACGGCCGGCCGGTGGGCCTGCTCTACGTCGATGGCGATCACACCTACCTGGGGTGTCGCTCGGACATCCTGGCTTGGGCGCGCCACCTCGCGCCCGGTGCGGTCATCGCCATTGACGACTACGTGATCGGTGACCCGGACTACGACGGTCTACGCCGCGCCGTGGATGAGCTGGTGGAGTCCGGCTACCTAGAGCCCTTCCAGCTCTTCCACGGCCGGCTGGCGGTCACCAAACTGGCCGCGTCACCGGCCGAGCTAGGGGTCCCCCTGGTGGCGGTGCACGAGTCCGACATGGCCGGCGGCCAGCCCATCGAGACCGTGAACCTCCTGGGTGCACAGGTCACTGTCCAGGGCAACGACACGGTGATGGTCGAGAACGAGGGCGACGGCTCCGAGTTCGAGCGCGACGCCGATGACCACGCACGCGGTGAGGACGACCTGATCGAGACCCACCTGATCGAGACCGACCCGGCCGACCGGTTCGGTACGCCGGAGTGGCGGCTCCTCGTGCACGAGGGAGAGCTGAACCCGAACGACACCGGTAAGGGCATCGAGGCCCTGACCATGGCCCAGCTCAAGACGCTCGCGCGGGCGCGCGGGATCGTGCTCGGGCGGGTGCGCAAGGACAAGCGGGACCTGACCTTGGGCGCGATCCGGGACGGCGCGTGACCGTCAAGTTGTCGGCCTCGATCATGGCCCACGTGGATCGGAGCCGCGAGGCCACCGAGCTATGGGCCGATCTGGTCTACGGAGTTGACCGTAACGTGTCAATCTCCTGGGACATGATCCAGCCGGCCTCGGGCGACGCGGACCGGGTATGGGGGACCGCGCGGGTCGGCTGGTCCCTCGGGCTGGCCACCGAGGGCGGTACCCACCACGTGCTGATCCAGGACGACGCGCTGGTGTGCGCCGACTTCCTGGCCGGCCTGGAGCAGGCCCTGGCGTTCGTACCTGAGAACGCGATCGTCTCCCCCTACCTCGGGAAGGCAATCAACGTCCCGACGCGCTGGGAGACCGTGGCGAACCGCGCCACGGCGGCCGGCGCTCGCTGGATCAGGTCTGACACGGTGATGTGGGGGGTCTGCCTGGTGATGCCCACCGCGTTGATCCCGGAGATGGTGGCCTGGGCTGACAAGCGCTCCGGCCGGCCTGATGACATGCGGGTAGGCGGGTTCGCCAAGGCCAACGGCCTGGAGGTCTGGTACCCGTGGCCGTCGCTGGTGGACCACCGCGCCGACATGGCCAGCCTGACCAAGCACCGGGCGCGAGACCGGGTGGCGCGCCGGTTCCACACCGGCTCGGCCCTGGAGCTGGACTGGTCCGGGCCGGTGGTCACGGACCCGGTGCTGGCGCGGCGTACCGCCGGCCGCTCCGGACCGTCACAACGTGTGGAAGACTCGCGGTTGTCGCGTCACGGCACCCAATGAGACTCTGAGCGGATAGAACCGCCGAGACGTTCGGCTCTCTCCCCCAGGGCCAGCGAGAAGGTAGGACCGGTGCGTGACGCAAAGGCAGCTTCCACCGCTACGGCGGGACCTGTTTTTCCTGCTCCTCGGCGGAGCGTGGGGAACGTGGATCGTGTTCACCGCCGGCCCGTGGCCGCTCATGGCCGTGAGCGCGGCGACGATGCTCGGGCCGGGGTTCTTGCGGCTCTGGCTCTCCGGGCCCGCTATCGGGGCCAGTCCGCCCTCGCAGCCACTGGAGCCGGCGGGGCCCTCGTCCTCGTCCTCGCCTATGCCCTTGCCGGCGGGCCCGGGGGGCACTGAGTAATGGAAGCCCGGGAGACCACCGCGCCGGCCGTCACCTGGCAGATCCCGAGGAACGTCTGGGTCATCCTGGTGACCTGGGCGCTGGCTGTGGTCCTGCTCTCGGGGCTGTTCGCGTTCTGGCAGTATCGGGACCAGCAGGCGGCCAAGGCCGCTCAGCGTGAGCAGGACCGCCAGATGTGCCTCACCCTGGACCTGTTCCGGGGAGGCCCGGAGCCGGTACCTGGCCCGGCTGGTGACCGCTCGCGCGTGGTGATCGCGCGCATCCACGACCAGCAAACCGCGCTCGGGTGCGATCAGCTCCGGCCGAAACCCGAAGCATCCTAGGAAGGTTCGAGCCGGCGGCTGAAGAAGCATCCTAGGATGATCTTGGTAGCGGGCGCGAGAAGCATCCTAGGACGATCACCAAGATCCACACATGCGGGAGCCCCCGGCCTTTCGGCCCGGGGCTCTTTCGCGTGGGTGGCTCAGGCGTTGTTGTTCATCAGCCAGCAGGCGAGCCAGGAGGCGCTCAGGTTGCCACCGAGGACGGAGACCGGCTCGCCGGTCTTGGCCTCGAACCGGGCGGCCAGTTCGGCCTTACCCAGTGCAATGAGGGCCTTCTTCTCGGCTGCGAACTGGGCCTTGATCTGGGTCTTGGTCATTTCGATCTCCTCTGTGTTGTCTTGCTCTCCCTTACAAGATGAACATTACAGGCTTGACTGTTAAGCGTCAACCTTACAGGCGAGGTCTGACCGAAAGTATGAGTTGCCATGGTTACCGCACCATCCTAGGACGGTTCGAGCAGCAGGGGGAGAAGCATCCTAGGACGGTTAAAAGATCCACGAAAAAGCCCCGACCTCTCGGCCGGGGCCTCGCGGGTGGCTCAGAGCGCGGCCTCGAACTCCTCGCGGCTGGTGTAGCCACCGACGATCTTGGAGCCGCGAGTCGCGAAATCGAGCGTGTAGCCCAGCTTGTCCGCCGCCTTGGCCAGCGACCGGTACCGCTTGATCCCGGTCTCGTTCTTGCCGCCGTTGACACCGTCCTTGGCCAGCGCCGCGCGGCCCATGATGTAGCCCCAGGTCTTGGTCCCGGCCGGGAGGTATTCGCGGCACGTGCTGGCCACCAGGCCGGCGGACTTGGGGAACAGGGCCACGATCGCCTCGGCGGCGGCGCGGTCCTCGGTCAGTGTCTGGATCTCGTAGGCGCTGACCTGGCCGTTGTCGGGCGAGTAGAACGCCATGATGGTCAGGGTCTGGGCGGCGGCTGCGGTGTTCGTCATTTTCGATCTCCCTCTGTGTGTCGCTCTCCCTTACAAGATGAACATTACAGGCTTGACTGTTAAGCGTCAACCTCACAGGCGAGGTCTGACCGAAAGTATGAGTTACCAGGGTAAACCCTGCTTCCTAGGATGCTTCTCGGCCGCCGGCTCGAACCGTCCTAGGACGCTGATCAAGATCATTAAAGAGCCCCGACCGGGAGGGCCGGGGCTCGCGGGGGGATCAGGCGGCCATGTACGCGGCCAGCGCGGCCTCCAGCTCGGCCAGGGTCTTGTACGAGTTGGTGATCATGCTGGCCGTGTCGATCTCCACACCGTGCTTGGCAGCGTTCTTGATCAGCGAGCGGAGCTGGCGGACGGCGGTCTCGTTCTTGCCCCCGGTGCGAGCGTCAGCCGCGAACCGGACGCCGGTCCACCAGCCACCCGCGCGGAGCTTGGTCGACTTGGGGAAGAGAGAAGCGGTCTCGTGGTCGGTGGCGGTGTAGTTCGCCAGCATGATCTCGCCGGTCCGGGTGTCGTAGCTGGCGTGGATCTTGATCATTGTCTGTCTCCCTCGGTGTGTTCCGCTCTCCCTTACATCCATAACTTTACAGGCGTGACGGTTAAGTGTCAACTCCCTGGTCAAGATTCTTTCAGATGATCTTGAGGACCTTCCTAGGATGCTTCTCGGCCGCCGGCTCGATGCGTCCTAGGATGCTTCCCACCGAGCGTCCTAGGATGCCGGTATTGCGCTCCTGGACGGCGTGCCTGTAGAGTGCCAGGTAGCTAATCAACCTACTGACCAGGAGAGAGACCATGACGGACCAGACCACGGAGGTCCCGGAGGACCGCGAGTTCGTGGGCTACGGACCGGCGGCCGAACACCTGGGGCTCCAGCGAAACACGCTCTCCAGCTACGTGGCCCGAGGCATCGGCCCGGCCGTGGCCAAGAACCCGGACGGCTCGGACCGGCGCGAGATCGTCGGCCAGTACGTGCTCCCGGTGTTCCTCCAGAGCGAGCTAGACCGGTGGCGCGATGAGCGGCCAGGCCAGGGTGCCCGTACGGACCTCGCGCCGGCCGCCGCCGCGTAACCCCATAAGAGGGGGTCCGACGGGCGTCCACGACCAACTAAAAACCGTCCTAGGAAGGCTCGGCAGAACCATCCTAGGAAGGGACAACTCAAGACGCGTCCGCCCACCGCTTGGCTGATGAGCGGTCAGAAGGCCCTCCCCCTAGGGGGAGGGCCTTCTGGTGTCTCAGGCGTTCCGGGCCTGGACCTTGCGGGCCTTGGTGCCGAGGCCGGCCCGGTGGGCCCGACCCAGGTTCATGGCCAGCGCGTTCTCGGTCCGGCCCTCGGCCTTGCCGGCGGCGCGCCACGCCTTGTCGAGCTTGGCGATCTTGCGGATCAGCTTGCCGTTGGCCCGCTTGGTGTTCGTCATCTCTGATGTCCTTCCGATCTCCCGGGGGCCGCTCCCCCTTGCACCTCAAACATTACAGGCTTGACGGGTAAGTGTCAACAGGCACGCCTGTGACGTATGCCACATCGCAGGATGCCCTGTGAGGTTGACACGTAAGAGTCACGCCTGTAATGTAGTGGATGTGAGGGGGACAAGCCCCCGGACCTGGAAGGACAAGACAATGGCCGAATACCTGGACGGGCTCCAGATCACCGGATACGAACTGACCAACGGCGCGAACGTCGACTTGATCAAGCTGATCCAGGCCGGCCGGCCCACCGAGGGCTACACCAAGGCCCAGAGCGTGGACGAGTTGCAGGTCGGACAGATCGTGTTCGTGGACGCGCTGGGCGACTGGCGGCGCGGCGTAGTGACCAAGGTGGGCAAGACCCGCGTCAACGTGGCCCTGACCACCACGGCAGCGTTCGAGGACTTCCAGGCCGGACGCACCGCTGGTGCCCGGGTGCAGAACAGTCCGTACACCGCTACCGATGTCCTGGTGGAGACCGGCGCGGACGCGGCCGAGGTGGCCGAGGAGATCGCGGCCGAGGTCGAGATCGCGGAGCCGGCCGAGGACGAGGCCAAGGCCGAGGAGATCGCGGTGGCTGAGTTGGGCCAGGTCGAGGCGCGTCAGACCGCCGCACTGTCCACCGGCTCGACGGTGGTCCAGGCGCTGGAGGCGGTCTGGGCCCGTATCCAGAAGGACGTGCCGGAACTCCCGGCCGTTGTCATGGTAACTGGCACCGGGACCAAGGGCATCGGGCCGTCGCGCTGGGGCCACTTCCTCCCCCAGGGTTGGGAAGAGCGCTCCCAGGAAGGCACCACCTACACGCACGAAATGTTCATCGCCGGTGAGTGCCTGGCCAAGGGCGCGCGCCAGGTGGTCCAGACCATGCTCCACGAGGCGGCGCACGTGCTGGCCGCCGTCCGCAAGGTCCAGGACACCTCGCGCCAGGGTCGCTGGCACAACGCGGAGTTCCGCCGGCTGGCCGAGGAGATGGGCCTGGAACACAAGGCCGAGAAGGCGGACAAGGCGTTCGGGTTCTCGTTCGTGACCTTGACCCCCGGCACCACCGAGGACTACCGCGAGGTCATCGAGGACCTGGACGCGGCCATCCGGATCACGGTCGGCCTGCCGGTGTGGCTCGGCGGCGCCAAGGATGGCGAGGAAGACACCGACGGCCAGAACGTCCACGGGATCAAGCCCCCCAAGGCCGAGGGCAAGGGCTCCAGCTCCAACAACGTCAAGGCGACATGCGCGTGCGAGGAGCCCCGGATCATCCGGGTGTCCCGTACGGTGCTGGGCGGCGCGGCGATCGTGTGCTCTGACTGTGACTCGGAGTTCATGGATCGCGGCTGATCTCCCCCCTGAGTCCCGGGCCCGCGAGGGTCCGGGACTTCAGTGCGTTCGGGGTATTGACACTTAAGCGCCACGCCTGCTAAGTTAGTTACGGTGGAGAAGGCTCTCCGCTGGTCGGCTACACTCGGTTTCAGACGAGAGGGGAAGATCATGCAGCCAGCGCACGTCCCGATCCACCTACGCACCGACGGGGGCAAACTGCTCCGGCTCCCGGAGATCATGGCCAAGACCGGGTTCGCGGACGGCACCGTCCGCAGCAAATACCACGCGGGCACCCTGGAGCCGGTGTGGAAGCTCGGCCGCCGCCTTGTCGCCTGGGAGGCCGACCTGGACGCGTGGCTGGCCGCCGCCCAGCAGAGGACCACCAAGCGGCCCCAGCTCCGCACAGACGAACTGAGCGGGCTAGCCGACATGCTGACCGAACTTCCCGATCTGGAGCCGCTCAAGCGGTTGATCCTGCGGGAGATGACCATCCGGGCGGTCATGGTCGAGACCGGGGAGTCGCGAGACATCGTGACCGACCTGGCGGACGCTAGCGACAGCATGGGCCAGGAGGCCGTGCTGGGCCTGACCGACGGCGCGCCGACGACACTGCGGGACGCGGTGGTCCGGTACGTCGACATGCTGGGCGACGATGGGGAGGGCACCGAGACGCCCAAGGTCGTGGTGATCGATGAGCTGACCTCGATCCTGAACTACCCGTACCCCGGTGTGGCCGGCTCCGAGCTGGAGGCCGACGAGGACTCCGAGGACGAGACCATGATCTTGAGGGTCAACGGTCGCGAGGTCTACCGAGCCAACCACGACGTCCACGGGTACGCGGGCATGTCCGCCGCCCGTGAGGCGGCCGAGGCGGTGCTCCGGGCGCTCGCGGAGTAGACACGCGTCGGGTCGAGGTGGGGAAGCCTCGCAGGAAGACTGACGCGGTAGGGGAGCCCGGACCGGGCAATTGGTTGGCTGGTCCGGGCTCTCGCCTGTTCCGGGTTGACACCTAGCTGTCCTGACTGTAAGGTTCTGGGTGTGCAGGTGGCCGGCGGGTTCGCCAGGCGAAAGTGAGTCCCGAGTGGCGGCCGTAAGTCCCGGGAACTTTGCGGGCCACCTGCACACAGAGACGCCGACGGAAGGGCAACAGATGCGGATCAGAGTCAAGATAACGGACCTGGACGAGGTCCAGTGGGGGGAACTCCACCGGATGGTCCCGGCCGGCGGGTACGACTTCATCGAGGGCATGACGCGCGTATGCGCGGTGTTCGAGTTGGCGACCCAGACCGAGCGTCACGTGGAGATGCCGCTCATGGTGTTCTCCAAGGTGGTCGCGCGGCTGGCCCACGTTGGGCACGCTCCCACGGTGGAGGAATACCTGGACAACGTGACCCAGCTCCACCCCGGGCGCACCGCGCGCCAGCAACTCCGGGACAAGCTCCTGGAGCGCGGCCTGATCGGCCCCTCGCACATCGTGGACCACCTGTGAGCGACAGTCGAGCCCGGCGCGTGCTGGGCCTGGACCTCTCGATCACCGGGACCGGCGCGGTGCACTCAAGCGCCGCGCTGGGCCTGGGGCTCGGTGCCGCGTGCGTGCACACGTTCTCCCCCTCGGACAAGCTCAAGGACCGCCGGCTCGGTGTGATCAAGGCCGGGGTTCTCAAGCTGATCCGGGGAGGCGCGCCCGGTGACACGGACTCGCTCCCGGAGTTCGCGCTGATCGAGGATCTCCCGTTCAACGCCAAGGCGGCCGGTGTGACCGGCATGGTGCACGGCATCGTGCGGGACATGCTCCACGAACGCGAGGTCCCTTACGGCCTCGTACCGGCCAGCACCCTCAAGAAGTACGCGACCGGCAAGGGCGCACACCCTGGCCTCGGCAAGACACCGATGGCCATCGCGGCTCTCAAGCGGGCCGGCGCGGAGTTCGCGGACGACAACCAGTGTGATGCGTGGTGGCTCTGGGTCATGGCCCACGACCACCTCGGCTCCCCCCTGTTCGACCTCCCGGCGCTGCACCGGGAGTCCCTGTCAAAGATCAAGCTGGAGGTTTGATGACCACCCGTAGGAACCAGCTCAAGGCCCGGATCGAGGGCCACCAGGCTGAGATCGAGCGGCTCTCGGCCGAGGCCGAGAAGATCGACGCGATGCCCGATTTCAGCACCGCGCCGACCGGCACCGTGCTGGCCATCGCGACCACGTTCCGGGGAGGCCCCAAGCCCTTCGTCTACATGGCGTTCAAGCCCTCGCGGAACCGGTGGTACGTGACCGGCGAGGCCGGCTACAAGTCGGACGAGGAGCTGGAAGAGTTCCTCACCTCGCGGACTCGCCAGGTGGTGGCCGTCGAGCCGCTCGCCCAGATCGTCACCGGTCTGGACTCGATCGACCTCGGTGGCCTGCTGGGCGCGTTCGTGGCCGGCCGTGACTGACCAGCCCATCCCAGGCACGGAGAGCCTGGCCCCCTCGCGGGGCCAGGCTCTGGCCACACGAGACCGGGAGCTGTTGGCCAAGTACCCCGTGGAGCGCTACCTCGCGCGCTCGGGCGGCCGGCTCGCGTGTCCGCACCCGGCGCACCGGTTCGCCCAGGTCCCGAACTCGCCAGCCCGGATCATCCTCCCCGAGTGCGGCGGTCAGGACGCTTGGCTGGCCGCTCGCGGCGGCGGTATCGGTGGCTCCGAGGTCGGCGCGCTGGTGATCAAGGATCACCCCTACGAGACGCCGTTCTCGGTGTTCAACACCAAGATGAACGGCGGCAAGGATCTGTCCGGGGAGGCGGCGGTCGAATGGGGCCACCGGCTGGAGGACGTGGTGGCCGAGAAGTGCGCCGAGGAGATAGGACTGGCGTCCAGGTTCGCTGGCGGCCTGTGGGCCAACATGGCCGATCCCATCCTCCGGGTCACCCCGGACCGGTTCGCCTGTAAGGCGCGCTCCTGGCGGGCTATCGGGGTCATCGAGTGCAAGACCGCCGGGGACGATGATGACTGGACCTCGGGCTCGATCACCGCGACCGGTCAGGGCACCGGGCTGGCGCCCCTGCACTACCAGGCTCAAATCCAGTGGCAGATGGGCATCCTCGGCCTGACCAAGGGCTGGCTTGGTTGCTTCGTGCTGGGCCGCGAGCGGGACTACTACGTGGTAGAGGTCGACTTCAACCGGCCGTGGTTCGAGGAGCTGGCGGCCGAGGCGCGCCGGTTCTGGGCGGAGAGCATCCTCCCCGACGAACCGCCGATGGTGAACCTACGGCACCCGAAAACCGAGGCCCTGCTCAAAGAGATCCACCCGAACGTTGTCCGGCCGTCGGTGGATCTCGACGTTGACGAGGCGGAGTTCTGGCTCAAGGACTACGTGGACGCCAAGGCCAAGTTGGACGCGGCCGAGGCCGACGTGGCCTCGATCAAGAATTACTTCCGGATGATGGTCTCCGACGCCGGAGCCGGCTACGTCGGAGACCGCAAGATCGTGAGCAACCCCGAGGTCGGCTCGACGCGGATCGACGTCGGCGCGCTCAAAGAGAAGTACCCCGAGATCGCGGCGGAGTTGACAGTTAAGGGTCATCACCGCCGGCTCACGATCAACCCGAAGGCCAAGGCCGACCCTAAGCGGTTGCGATAGCGGCCGGTTGTGATCGGGTGTAGTCTGTTACACGGCGCTTCCGAAAGGTCCGGACGACGGACTTGTTCCCCTCGGGGACTTGTCACGCGAGGAGCCGACTAGGGAGGTTAGCCCCGAAACCCAGGGGCTCGATCATGGGTAGGGAGCCGGCGGTGGTTGCGCGCCAATCCGCCGGCTCCCGGTACTAAGGGGGAGTGATCCCAATGGCAAGGGAAAACCGGTCCCGGGTTCGAAACCTGGCTCCCTCACGACAAGGCGTAGTAATTGCCGCGTCAACAAACAAGCTCAGCTCACTCAACAAGGGAGGCCCTCGTGGCCGCAGGCAAGGCAGACAAGAGCACCGTGCAGGACGAGGCGGACGCCATGTTCGGGGACGTCGGCGCGAACGTCGATGACCTCCTGGACGAGGTCATCGAGGACGACTCCGAGGGTTGGGTCCCGACCGAAAAGGGCGAGGGCATCGCCGGAGTGATCGTCAAGGTCGGCGAGACCAAAAGCGATTTCGCGGACGACGGTGACCCGATGTGTCCGACCTGGACGATCAAGACCAGCGACGGCACCAAGTGGCGCGTGATCGGTTACGGCGCGGTGCTGAAGCGGGAGATGACCGACGCGAACGCGGCCACGGGCGACCGCGCGGCGGTCAAGTATTTCGGGGAGAAGCCCATCCGCAAGGGCAAGTTCGCGGGCAAGATGTACAAGCATTTCGGGGTTGTCGTGCGCAAGGCTGGCGCCTCGGCCTGATCGTCGCATCGGGGGGTTGGGGCCGGCGCTCGCGTGTCGGCCCCTCTTCCGGACTGACTTTGGAGGTATGACTGTGGAGTTCAACCTGGACGACACCCAGGTACCCGACGGGACCGTGTTGCTGGCGGGGATCGCGTTCGACTCGATCCCGCACAAGACCTGGACGTATTCGCTGATCAAGGCCGGCGGCCGGTGGTACACCTCGGGCACCGGCAAGGCCCCGCAGGATGCCGGTTGGGGTGCGATCCGGCGGTGGCTGGCCCGCGAGGGCACCCGCGTGGTCTACATCGACGCGGTGACCGCCCGGGACCGGCTCTGGGAAGAGGACGCGGTCACCCCCAAGGGCGAGCGCGCACACCTCACGATCGTGCGTCCTGGTGAGGCTGAGCGGCCGGACCGGCCCAGCGTGCCGTGGACCAGCACCATCGACGTTGACGTCCCGCTCCACGACGGACCGGACACCCACGGGATCGACCCCCAGGACCGCCGGCTCCTGGACGAGGTGGACGACCGCGAGAGCGAGCGCCGGATGCGCTCGACGGAAGGCTACGAGTGACCTACGGAGCCGGCCGGCACCCGAACCGGTTCTTGGTCGAGTGCCCCGCGTGCCAGTTTCGCCGGGTGATCCTCCCCGGTGGCGTGCTGGTCTGCCTGCTCTGTGACCGGAGCTATTCCAAGGACAACACCCTGGCCGGACCCGGGAACGCTCCCACGGCAGAGGAGCCACCGATCACCAACGGCCCGTTCTGGGACCCTCCCAAACTCAAGGGTTGACACCTACCCGGCATGACTGTAAGGTCTACCTCAACAACTACATAGCGGGGGTTCGGAGGTAGCGAACCCGGGAGAGATCCCGGGGAGGTGCGAGGCCGAGGCCAGGGACCGGACCACCGGTTGCCTGATCTCCGAACCCCCGCTAACCAGGAAGGACATTGATCATGAGCACCACACCGCCGAGCCACCAGGACTCGTGCCTGATGTGCGCGGTCCGCGCGCTCACCGAGGGCGACGCACCGGCCGTGGAGCTGGACCAGCCCGGAGACGAGGTCTCCGGCGTGCTGCTCCGCAAGGGCCGGCGTGCTTCCGCGTTCATGACCGACCCGGGGGACCTGATCCCGTGGGTGGAACTGTGGCTCGGCGGAACCAGCCGCGTCCGGTTCACCGCCTGGGGCAACACCGCACGCGCCGCGCTGGAGGCGGCCGACGCCAAGATGGGCGACACCCTGACCATCCGGTTCGAGGGCAAATCCCCGATCAGGTCGGGCCGGTTCGCCGGCAAAGAGATCCGCAACTACACCGCGACCGTGATCCGGGGGCACTGATGTTGGACCTACGGCCCTACCAGAGCCACGCGATCCAGGCCCTGGAGACCGCGTACCGCGAGGGTGTCGTCCGTCCCCTGGTGGTCCACCCGACGGGCACCGGCAAGACGGTGACGTTCGCGCACCTGGCCAAGCAGCGCGCCGACCTCGGCCGCTCGCTGGTCCTCGTGCACCGCGAGGAGCTGGCCGGCCAGACCGCCGAGAAACTCGCGATGGTCGCGCCCGAGCTGGGCACCGGAGTGGTCCAGGCGACCCGCAATGAGATGACCGCCCAGGTGGTCATCGCGTCGGTGTGGACCCTGGTCAACCGGCTGGCCGAACTCAAGGCGAGCGAGACCCTGTTCGGCGAGTTCGCGACAGTGATCGTTGACGAGGCGCACCACGCGCCGGCTCCGACCTGGCAGAAGATCCTCACCGCCATGGGTTCGTTCTCCCCCGTGGGCCCGCTCACCGCCGGGTTCACCGCGACGCCCCAGCGCGACGGCAAGGCGCTGGGCACGTGGGAGCGCGTTGTCGCTTACATGTCAATCCGCGAGGCCATTTACGGAGCCGGCAAGCGCAAGGGCCAGCAGGCCCACGAGGGCGGCTATCTGGTCCCGATCGAGGGCCAGACCGTGCGCACCTCGATGGAGCTGGGCAACGTGCGTCGCAACGGTGGCGACTACGCGGACGGCTCCCTCGGGGGAGAGATGGAGTCCAGCGGCGCGATCGAGGAGATCGCGGCGGCCATCGTGGAGCACGCCACCGGCCGCAAGGGCATCGCGTTCACGCCGACGGTGGCCACCGCGCACCGGCTGGCGGCGGCTCTGCGGGCTCTGGGTGTGCCGGCCGAGGCCCTGGACGGCGGCACCGAGAAGACAGAGCGCGCGGCCATCCTGGCCCGGCTCAAGACCGGTGAGACCCAATGGGTCTGTAACTGTTCGGTGCTGACCGAGGGGTTCGATGAGTCCTCGATCTCGTGCGTGTGCGTGGCCCGGCCGACCAAGTTCCAGGGCCTGTACACCCAGATGATCGGGCGCGGCACGCGGCTTCACCCTGGCAAGAAGAACCTTCTGATCCTGGACGTGACCGGGGCCAGCGAGCGCCACGAGTTGACCACCTACGTCGATCTCGGGCTGGCCGACGAGGGCGGCAAGCGCAAGAAGGACAAGGGCGAGGAGAGCACCCCCCAGGTCTGCCCGGTGTGCGGCACCGCGTGCGAGGCCCCGGAGCACCGTTGCGCGCTCTGCCAGCGACGGCTCACCGAACTGTTGATCCGGGAGGGCTCGCGCCGGCACGACACGTGTGCGGCGATCGAGACCCGCAAGGTGGACGTGTTCGCGGGCTCGCGTCTGCGCTGGTTGCCGATCGGTGACGGGTGGTGCCTGGGTGCCGGCAAAGAGGTCGTGATCATGGCCCCCCTGGGTGACGACACGTGGAAGCTCGCGACCTACGAGAACGGCAAGGTCAACGTGCTCCACGAGGCGCTCCCGGCCGACTGGGCCATGGGCATCGGTGAGGACCGCGCCAAGGCGTTCCAGAAGCTGGTGGAGCGGGACGCGCGCTGGCTCAAGGGCAGCGTGTCCGACCCGCAGAAAGGCCGGCTGGTCCGCGAGGGGTTCCCCGAGGACAAACTCCACCTTGTCAAGACCCGGGGTGAGGCGGCCGACCTGATCACGCGGATCGGGGCACGCCACGGGATGCGCCGGCTCCAGTCCGCTTGACGACCTGTACGGCAAGCCTGTAAGGTTCAGCTCCCGGCCGGCGGTGACCCACCGCCGGCCGGGCAGATCAGAGAGACAGAGGGGAAATTGAGATCCATGGATGAAGTCAGGAACGAGCGCCGACCGCTCGACTTGAGCGACGCGATCCGGGCCAACATGGCCGCCGGACTGCCTGCCGCTGGACCGGTGGCCATGGTCAGTCACACCGACCCGGCACCGCTGGACGCGGTGGCCAGCCGGTTCGTGGAGACCCTCGGTCGGGAGTACCGGCTCCACGTGGAGCGGGTGGCCGAGCTGGACTCGCGTCTGGTGGTGGCGACTCAGGACCGAGACGCCACGCGGGCCGAGCGTGACGCGGCCAGGGCCGAGGTCAAGCGGATCCAGGACGACCGTAGCCACGTGTGCACCGAGGGATGCTCGCTCGGCCGGCACGTGGCGTTCCAGGGCCGCAAGCTGGTGGACCAGCTCACCGAGGAGCGCAACAACGCGCGCAAGATGCGCGACGAGACCCTCAACCGGATTGAGATCGTGGCTCGGGAGCGGGACGTGGCGGTGGCCACGATCGAGGAGAAGGACGCCCAGATCGACTTCCTGATCGAGGAGCGCGACCGGTACCGCGAGGAGATGCTCCGGCGCTACACGACCGCCCAGGTGGGCGACGCTCAGGCCAGCGAGGCCGAGCTGGTGGCCAAGCCGCTCCGCGCGACGATCGCGCGGCTCCGGGACCGGGTGGCCAACCTGGAGCACTCGAACGCGCTCACCCTGGACCGGAACACCGAACTCCAGGGCTACCTCGATTGCCGCGAGCGCCGGCAGAACGCGGCCGAGGCCGAGGTGGCCTCGCTCGCGCTCACCGTGGACACGCTGCGCGAGTGCTTCCGCAAGGTCGAGGACTCGGTAACGAGCGAGAAGGTAGGCAGGGCCCTGGACACCCCGCCGGCTGTTCGGCGGGCCGACCACCTGGCGGACGCGGTGCGCCAGGTCCGTCACGAGATCCGCCGCATCACCGCGCGCCCGATCGTCTCCCCCAACCAGCACTAGGGTTCAAACCCGGGGCCGGCCGCCGCACGTGGCCGGCCCCGAGCCGATCAGAGAGGCAAGATCAGAGATGACGGACGGGATTCGCGAGGATGAGCGCCGGCTGGTTGAGGGTGTCGAACTTCTCAAGGTGACCGAGGGCAAGATCGAGCCCGACCCGATCAAGGGGGAGCTGACCGCCGCTCACGAGGACTACCTCCGGGCGCACGCGATCGAGCTGGACGTGGCGGTGGCCCTCGGGGTTCGGTCGATCACCGGCAAGCACGACATGGCCGAGCTGGACGACCCGTGGCCCAGCTACTCGAACTTTCCGGCGGTGCTGTTCCCGTGGACCAGCCCTGGCGGCCGGGTCGAGATCCAGGTCCGCCCGGATGAGCCGACCATCGACCAGAACGGCCGGCCCAAAAAGTACATGTTCCGGATCGGGATGAACCCGGTCCTCTGGGCCGTCCGCGTGGTGCCCACCGCTGAGCGCATCCTGATCGTGGAAGGCACCAAGCAGTGCTTGGCCGCCGCCAGTTACGCGCCGGCCGGTGTGTCGGTCTACGGCATGGCCGGTTGCCGGATGTGGGCCAAGGACGGCGTGCCGCTCCCGGACCTCGCGGTGGCCGATGGCAAGGACGTGGTGGTCCTGCTCGACGCGGACGCGGCCAGCAACCTGGACGTGTTCCGGGCCGGCACCGGGCTGGCCGAGGCCCTCATGGCCGAGGGCGCCAGCAAGGTCTCGTTCGGCCGTCTCCCCGGTGGCGGTGGCAAGGCCGGACTTGACGACTTGCTGTCAACCAAAGAGCCCGAGCGCCGCGCCGGCTACCTGGAGCGGATCATCGAGACCGCCAAGGCCAAGCCCGCCGACGCGCGGCCGACCGGCAAGAGCAAAGACCAGGACCGGCCGGGGGCCGAGGACCGGGTAACCCTGGTGGTCAACAAAGACCGGTTCACCGTGATCAACGATCTGGCCGGCGCGCTGATCGGCCGGTGGGACGGACAGCGGCTGTTCAACCACGGGGGAGTGATCTCCCAGCTCGACGGCACCCGCATGGTCCCGGTGGACCGGGGCACGGCGCGCGACGTGATCCAGGAAACGTGCGTGACCGTCAAAGAGAACAACGGCGCCCAGGGGACCACCTACTCGTTCGAGTGGCCCGACGGCAACGCCATCGCGGCGGTCATGAGCAAGGCCAGCAAGTTCTCCCCCCTGGACCGGATCGCACACGCGCCGTTCGTGCGCCCGGACGGCTCCGTCGTCCTGGAACCCGGCTACGACCCGGAGACCCGGACCATGCTCATGAAGGACCCGGAGCTGGCCGGCCTGGTGGTGCCCGAGAACCCGACACCGGCCGAGATCCAGGCCGCGCGCGTGCTGTTGATGGACGAGTGGCTCGGGGACTTCCCGTTCGCCACCGACACCGACAAGGCCAACTGTCTGGCCCTACTGGTCACTCCCGCGATCCGTGGTCTGGTCCCGCACGCGCCCCTGGCGGTCATCGATGGCCTCCAGATGGGTGTGGGCAAGAACCTGTTGGTGGACTCGCTGCTCACGGTCTACACCGGGGAGCCGGCGCGGCCGATGAACTGGGTCGATGACACCGAGGAGCTGCGCAAGCAGATCACGAGTGCGTTCCGCACCGGTCAAGAGTTCTTCGTGTTCGATGAGGCCCACACGCTCCAGGGGGCACCGCTCGCGCAGGCCCTGACCGCCGCCACCTGGCAGGACCGCATCCTCGGTGTCTCGACCATGGCGGAGTTCCCGAACCGCGTCACGTGGGTGAGCCTCGGGAATCAGGTCCAGGTCAAAGGCGACATCACCCGGCGTGTCTACCGGATCGCGCTCCGGCCGAACTACGACAACCCCCAGGATCGGCCCTCATCAATGTTCCGGCACCCTGGCCAGTCGGGGCTCGACCTCGGGGCCTGGACCCGCAAGCACCGCCGGGATCTCCTGGTGGCCATCCTGACCTTGGTCCGGGCCTGGTTCGCGGCCGGCCAGCCGTACACCCGGCGCGGCTCCTCGTTCGGTTCGTTCGAGACCTGGGAGAAGTTCGCGGGTGGCGTGGTCCAGACCGCCGGCCTCCCGGGGTTCCTGGAGAACATCTCCGCGTGGCGCTCGGAGTCGGACTTTGACTCGCAGTATTGGATCGGACACATGACGTGGCTGACCGAGGTGTTCGGGACCACGCCGTTCCGGACCTCCGAGGTGCGTAACAAGGCCCTCGCGGATACGGCCAACTACCTGGCCCCGCCGAACCTGGACGACCTGGCGGACAAGAAGTACGGCAAGCAACTGGGGGAGGCGTACTCCCGGCTCAAGGGCCGGCGCTACGAGGGCCACCGCATCGAGCGCGTGGGCTACGCGCACGGCCACGTGACGCTCTGGCGGGTTCACGCTCCTGGTGACACGGCAGAGGTCGTGACGGTGCCCCCGGTCCCACCGGCTCCCGAGCCCGAGCCGGCTCCGCCGGCCGATCCGGTAGCCGAGAGCCTGGACGTGTTGGAGGGTTCATTCCAGCGCGCGGCCGAGCGGTTCGTGGACACCATGACCGACGGCCGGCCGTTCTCCGACGTGCTCGCGCTCGACCTGGAGGCCGGTGACGCGGACGACCTTCACCGCCACGGCCCTGGGTACGTGACCCTGGCGGGCATCGCCTCGGACGAGAACGAGATCGAGATCGACGGCTCCAGTCCGGCCACGTTCGCGGTGAGCGCCATCGCGGGCGCCACGATCACCACCGGGCACAACATCATGGCGTTCGACCTCCCCGCACTCGTGCACGAGGGCGTGCTGGACATGCCGACCATCCACGAGTTCGCGGCCGGCGGCCGGTTCGTTGACACGCTCCTGTTGGCCCGCTACCTGGACCCCCCGATGGCCCGGGAGAAAGGTGTCGACCACACCCGCCGGTACGACCTGGATTCGCTGGCCGAGCGGCTCGGGCTCGGCCGTAAGGACGACGCGGGCAAGGCCCTGGCCAAGAAGTACGGCGGTTGGGGGAGCATTCCCACCGACCCGGACACCGAGGACGGGGCCGCGTTCCGGAGCTACCTGCACCAGGACGTGAACCTCTCTCGCCAGGTCTACGCGACCTTGCTGGAGCAGTCCGGCGGCACCGTGCCGGAGTACGTGGCCCGGGAACACCGGGTGGCGGCCATCGCGGCTCAGATCAGCTACAACGGGTTCCGCGTGGACCGTGAGGTCCTGGCCGAGCGGATCGCGGCGATCAACGCCCAGAAGGCCGTGGCCATGAACTGGCTCGCCAGCAACATCGGGCTACCGCTGGAGGACGGGCGCGGCAAGGTCTACGCCTCCCCCGTGGGCACGAAGGTGGGCAAAGAGCGGTTGGAGCAGGCGCTCCGGGCGGCCGGGGCCACCTCGATCTGGCGGACCGAGAAGTCCGGCCAGCTCGACATCAGCTCAGACCACATGCGCCACCTGGCCAGCGAGTATGGGCACCTCCCGATGGTCAAGGCCATCGCGGAGAACGTGTACCGGATCGTGTCGGCGCGCTCGGTGTTCGAGACCGTCAACAACCACCTGATCGGGGACCGCGTCCACCCGAAGATCGGATTCGATCAGGCCACCGGTCGCTGGTCCGTGACCTCGCCAGGGCTCACCGTGCTGGGCAAGCGCAACGGCCGGCACACCGAGCGCGCGGTGTTCCTCCCCGAGCCCGGCCACGTCGTGATGACGGCCGACCTCTCCCAGGTCGACATGCGGGCCATCGCCGGTCTGAGCCAGGACCCGGCCTATATCCAGATGCTCAAGACCGACGACCCGCACTCAGAGATCGCACTGGCCCTGTTCGGGGACGTCAAGCGGCGCGACGAGGCCAAGGCCATCGGGCACGGCTGGAACTACGGTCGCTCGATCAGGGCCATCTCCGAGGGGAACGAGATCGATCCCGCGCTGGTGGTGCAATTCGACCGCTCGATGCGCGACCGGTTCGGCCGGCTGGTCGAGTGGCGCGAGGAGATCCGGACCCTTGCGGGTTCGGGGGCACTGCTGGACAACGGGTTCGGCCGGCTCATGCGGGCAGACCCCCAGCGCGCACACACCCAGGGGCCGGCGCTCATGGGCCAGGGAGCGGCGCGAGACATCATGATGACCGGCCTGTTGGCGTTGCCGGCGGAGATCCTCCCCATGCTCCGGGCCCAGATCCATGACGAGATCGTGTTGAGCGTGCCGGCGGCTGACGCGCCCGAGGTGGCTCGCGCCGTGGTCGAGGCGCTCTCGTTCGAGTGGCGCGGCGTGCCGATCACGGCTGACACCGGGCCGTTCGGGTCCGACTGGTCCAAGTGCTACGAGAAGGGATAGACCGTGTTCGATCAGATCAAGTGCTGGTTCGGCCGGCACCTCCGCCGGTATTACACCGATGGCCCGTGGCGGGTGCGCGAGTGCACCCGGTGCGGCCGGCGGTGGCGGCGCGAGCGGTACGACATGACGTTGGTCTGGGTGCGTATCCGATGACCGAGGACCACGAACACCGGTCCGTGCGGGTGCCGGTGAGCCAGCTCCCGGAGACCGTCCAGGCTCAGATCGCGGTGGCCACGCGCCATCCGCAATGCCTGATCACAGGCAAGCACGCCGAACACCAGATGTACCGAGCCACCCGAGCCGGTTTCCGGTGTGGTGGGACCCCCAAGCCCCCACGGGCCTGACACTTAAACGTCACGATCAGAGGAGCGAGAATCATGACAGAGCAGGACAATCACCCAGACCCGTACGCGCCCGTCTGGGGGGAGCAGAACCCGGGAGATGACACGCGGGTGATCCGGCCGATCGCGGCCCAGAACGTGGTCCAGCCCGGCCAGGAGATCAGGTACCGCGACGGCAAGGCCGAGGTGGTCTGGTCCGACCCGCAGGCCCCGCCGCTCTGGCACACCGCCGCCGCCTACGGCGCACCCCGCCAGCCGATGCCGGCGCGCCGGCCCCCGGAGGGCTACGGGCCGCCGCCGGAACTGCGCGACCTCCAGGCCCAGAACCCCGAGATCGACCTGAGCGCGGTCAGCAAGCCCAAGCGGCGGCGCTGGGTCCCGTGGCTGATCGGTGCGCTGGTGGTCATGGTGGCCGGATGCGTCCTCGGGATCGCGGGGCTCGGGCTCCTGGCGGGCTCGGAGCCGGACGGCGCGGCGCCGATCGGCGAGTCCAGCGCCGCGCCGGTTGCCGGCAAGGTCGCGCCGACCAAGGCGGCCGAGCGCGGTACGCGTGCCAACCCCTACCGGGCCGGCCAGCGCTTCACCCTCCCCGAGTGGGAGGCCAGCCTCGGTAAGACCACCTCGGGCGCGGCGGCGGTCAGGGCCGTGACCAAGGCGAACACGTTCAACGAGAAGCCCAAGGCCGGCAACACGTTCGTGATGGTCAAGGCCACGGTCAAGCACACCGAGGGCGACCCGATGATGCCGTGGTTGGGGATCTCGATGGGCTTCCTCGGCAAGAACGGCGTGGTCTACGGCAAGGGCTCGGCCGACTCGTATTGCGGTGTGGAGCCAGCGCCGGCCCTGGACGACGCGGGGGAGCTTTACCCTGGCGCGTCGGCCTCGGGCAACGTGTGCGTCCAGGTCCCGACCTCCCAGGTGGCCGGCGGTGTGTGGACCGTGGAGTCCCTGTTCCGCGCGGATGAGCGTCGATTCGTCGCCCAGAAGTAGGAACCTGTGGTACCGTTCGCTACCGATCACAACCACTACGGAAGGATCAACATGCTCCGCAAGCTCAAGGCCCTGGTGGCGCTGGCCGCCGGAACCGGCCTGGTGGTCGGCCTCGCGCTGGTCGGCCTGGCCGGCCCGGCACTCGCGACCGACGGCAACGGCACCGTGAAGCCCGTCTACTCGACGTGCACCGCCGCGCCGGAGATCAAGAAGTGGTACGGCCACGATGACGAGTCGGCGCTGTTCGCGAACGTGTCGAGCATCGAGAAAGGTCTCCGGTTCAACGGCGCGAGCCTGGCGCACCACGCGCTTCCGGCTACCAAGCTGGCCGACCTCCCCAAGCACGCCGAGGTGACCACGGTCAACGTGACCGGGGCAAAGCCGCTGTTCAAGATCCGCACGGACGCGCCGTTCTCGACCCTGAACGAGGGGGAGCTGGGCTGGTGGTCCTCCAAGATCGCACCCGGTGACTCGGGCGGCCAGGACCACCCGCTCGCGGGTCCGGCGAACTTCGTGGACCTGCCGCTCACCAACACGGCGGCGCTGGACGACGTCTACACGGCGGACACCGTGGGTGTCGATATCCAGCTCGGGTACGCCACCGACACCGGCAACGCGGCCACGGTGACCAAGTTGGTCTACGCGGGCGACACGCACACGTTCGCGTGCCCAAAGCCGATCCCGCACCCGGCCGGTTCGGCCACCGGCAAGCCCAAGCCCAAGCCTGCGGTCAAGGTGACCAAGAGCCCGTTGCCGGAGCTGGCCCTGACCGGTGAAGAGGGCGGCACCAACTGGCCGGCCCGCATCGGCGCGGTTGGCTTCCTGGTCCTGGTGGTCGGTTCGTTCGCGGTCTACGCGACGCGGCCCCGCGCTCGGGGTTAGGATCGGTCAGCTCTCCATAGCGCTCTACCCGCGCGGCCCCTCGTCTCTGATCCGAGGACGGCGCGCACGGCCGAGGCCCGGACCCTATTCGCGGGGGTCCGGGCCTCGGTGTATCCAGGCCACGAGAAAGGCCCAACCCCGGAAGCACGGTGCTGGGCCTTTCACGGTGGCCGCCGGACGGTCCCCCGATCCTTCTGATCGGGTGGTGTCGCGCCAGGACTTGCTCCGGCGGCCGACCCGAACCATACGGCATGGCTGTCAGGTTGTGCCACCTGAGATGTCCCCCGGTACTGTGAAGGTGTGCCAGTACCCCGGAAGTACCCCGTCCTTGCGCGCAACGACGCGCCGGTCCCGAACCCCGGCAACGCCCGGTGGTGCGAGACCCACGGCCGGCTGGAGTGCACCAAGAACAAGCACGGCCGGGTGCCCTGTCACGCCATCGCGATCAAGGGCACCGACGCGTGCACCACCCATGCGGGCAAGGTCAAAGAGCTGGCCATCGAGCTGGGCCAGGCCACGATCACCGCGTGGACCGCGACCGGCACCCCGACGATCGACCACCGCCTCACCGTGCTGCGCGTGCTGGAGATGTCGTGGTTACGGCTCCAGGCGTACGCGCGCATCCTGCAAACCCAGGTGGTCAAGGATGGCGAGAGCACCGAGGGCGACGACAACACCCACGCCACCGAAGAGGTCCAGGGCTCCGGCCTGATCGGCTACCGGTACGGCATGGGCGGCAAGGATGGGATCGTCTACCGGCAGACCGAAGAGGTCCGCGCGCTGGTGATCCTGGAGGCGGCCGAGCGGGACCGCGTGGTCCGGTACGCCAAGACGGCCCACGACATGGGGATCTCGGACCGGATGCTCGACATCGCGGCCACCTGGACCCAGACCACCACCGGCAAGGTGATGAGCCTGCTGGACGCGCTCCAGCTCACGCCCGAGCAGTGGGACCGGGTGCCGGCCCTGATCGACATCCATTTCAGTGCCATCGAGAACGACCCGGGGAACCCGATCAAGGCCATCGCGGCGGTAGGCGCGGCGGTAGGCGGCGCGGTGTTCGATGAGTGACCGGAACCCGTTCTCGATGACCCTCCCGGCTCCCGACGATGATCTCCGCGCTCAGATCCAGAAGGCCGTGGCCGCGCGGCGCTGGTACAACTCCCCCGTGGCCTGGGCGCGTGACTGCCTGAGCGTCGACCTGGCGGGCTACCAGGGGGAGGTCCTGGACGCACTGCCTATCCGCAAGCGGGTCGCTGTGCGTGGCCCTCACGGCCTGGGCAAGAGTTTCATGGGCGCGGTGCTGGTCTGCTGGTTCGCGACGACCCGGGACCTGGCCGGCCAGGACTGGAAGATCATCACCACCGCGTCCGCGTGGCGACACCTTGAGGTCTACCTCTGGCCCGAGATCCACAAGTGGGCCGGCAAGATCGATTTCGATACCCTCGGCCGGAGCCCGTTCGTCAAGAACAAGGATCTATTGGATCTCCGGCTCAAGCTCAACTACGGCGCGGCCACCGCCGTAGCCAGCAACCAGCCCGAGCGGATCGAGGGCGCGCACGCGCGTCAGCTCCTGTACCTACTTGACGAGGCGAAGATCATCCCGCCCGAGACCTGGGACTCGATCGAGGGCGCGTTCTCGAACGCGGGCCCCGACACCGGGGACGACGCGTACGCGTTCGCCATGAGCACCCCGGGCCCCCCTGGCGGCCGGTTCTACGACATCCACCGCCGCGCCCCTGGGTACGAGGACTGGTGGACACGCCATGTGAAGCTGGACGAGGCGGTGACCGCCGGCCGGATCTCCCGGCACTGGGCCGATCAGCGTCTGCTCCAGTGGGGCCAGGACTCCGCGATCTACCACAACCGCGTCCTTGGCGAGTTCCACGCGAGCGACGAGGACGCGACGATCCCCCTGGCCTGGATCGAGCAGGCGATCGAGCGCTGGCACGAGTGGGACCGCGCCGGCCGGCCCGACGGCGGTGGCCCGCTCTGGACCGGTGTCGACGTGGGCCGAGGCGGTGACGAGTCGGTGATGGCCATCCGGGACGGCGCGTTCGTACGGTTGGAGGCCAACCGGCGGCGCGACACCATGAGCCAGGTTGCCGACCTCCAGGGTCGGCTCGGCCGGGCCATCATCGACACGATCGGCCTGGGCGCTGGCGTGTACGACCGGATGCGCGAGCTTCACCTCCGGGCGCTGCCCTACGTCGGTTCGGCCCGCACGGCGGCGCGCGACCGGACGGGTAAGTACGGGTTCACGAACACCCGGTCCGCCGCGTACTGGAACCTTCGGGAGTTGCTGGACCCGGCCTATGAGCCCACGCTCGCTCTCCCCCCGGACGACATGATGATCTCGGACCTGACCATGCCGACCTGGCAGGTCACCACCGGCCTACCGCCCAAGATCCAGGTGGAGCCCAAGGACAAGGTGGTGGAGCGGCTCGGCCGCTCGCCGGACCGTGGAGACGCGGTGGCCATGGCCATGTGGGCCGACCGGCACAAGGTGGGCGACACGTTCGCGGTTCCGACCAACGTGCGGATGGGCACCGGAGTTTCTCCCCTCGCAGGCCGTTGACACCTTGTCACCACGCCTGTAATGTAGTGAGTGCGAGGCCGGTTACCGGGGACCAAGAGGGCAACCTGGCCGGCCTCGCCTCACCCGAGGGGGATTGGCAATGGACGAGATCGTGGAGTTCAAGGGCCAGGAGCTGACCGAGCTTCTGGACCGGCTCCGCTCGCTGGTCGAGGACGACGGCCACGGTTCGGTCCACTCGATCAGGTTCGCGGTGGACGGCGGGCTCAAGCTCAAGGTCAATAACAGCACGTGGACTCCGCCGCTCGGCCAGGTCCAGCGGTGAACCCGCACATCGAGCCCCAGGGCGACGGCTCCAAGGACCCGTTCAAGGGTGTGGCCGCGTTCGCGTTCTTCCTGGTGGTCATCGTCATCCTCGCTCTCGCGGCGGTGAAGTGATGGGCCGCAACGATCCCACGGGGGACAAGGACCAGTGGTGGCTCAAGTGGCACCCGAACAAGGCACCGGGCAAGGGCCGCGCCAAGTCCAAGGGCGGGACGGCCGGGATCAGCAAGGGCGAAATCATCTCCCCCAAGAACAACAAGAAGAGGAAGGGTGGCAAGTGATGGCGCGAGGTGAGCTGGTAAACCGGACCTGGACTGTGGGTGAGTACACGTTCCAGGAGGTCGAGACCGACTGGGCCGGTGAGCGTCGCACGTTCTACCGGTTCGGCGTGGACGGCCTGCCCCGCTCGAACGAGCTGTTCGACTCGGTAGAGCACGCGATCGTGTCCGCCATCGCGGAGAAGTACACCGGCCGGCGCGGTGCCGGCGGCACGGCGGTGGGCACGGCGGCCGACTGGTTCATGCGGATGGTCGGCGCGGACGCGTACGACGGCATGACGGCGGCCGGGATTCAGGACCGCCAGGAGGCCGAGGCCCGCAAGGCCGAGGGTGACCGGATCTCGGGCCGCGCGGCGAACGAGGCTCTACGCAAGGCCGGCAAGCTGTGACCGACGAGACCACGGCCAGGGACGCTCTCGTGGCCTCCCTGGCCTGTTCGGACGGGTTCCCGGTCCCGAGTGCCGAGCGGTTCGCCGAGCGCGTCCTGGAGCAACTCCAGGCGCGCGGTTGGGACGTGCGGCCGAGTAACGCGGTCTCGTTCCAGCCGGCGACGGCTGAGTACCACCCTGGGGAGATGTGGGTCCCGTGGCTCTGGCGTCCGTCCGGTCACGTGCACTGGCACACCTCGGCCAACGAACCGCCGGTTCCCGGCGGCCAATGGAGCCTGCTCTACGTGCGGACGAGGGACGGAGAGGTCCAGTGACCAACGACGCTCGGTTGATCATGGCGCAAGAGTTGTCGGCCCAGCTCCGGCGGATGCCGGTCCCCCTGGCCGAGATCGTGGCGAACCTGGAGGTGGCGCTCACCGCCGCCGGCTACCGGATCGCGCCGATCGCGGAACAGGTCACGGACGCGGTGGTCCGGCACGTGACGCGGTACCCCTGCACGTGCGCCGGTCGGCGCGGATGCATGGAGCACCCGTTCGGTAACCCCCTCCCCGATTGGCGTGGCGTAGACACCCGCGCGACAGGTTGACACTTCACAGTCATGCATGTAACGTAGTGGGTGCTGGTCCGGTCAGGGCCGGCACCCATTGACATTGAAGGGACAAGACCATGGGCGTTCACCGCCGCAACTCCGAGGGCACCCGAGGCGACATCTCCGTACACCTCGGGTTCCCGATCTCGAACGCTGAGCCCGAGCGCGGCGCGCGGCTGGAGGTCATCGATGAGATGTCCGGGCTGATGATGATCTCCGTTACCCTGACCGCGACCCAGCTCCTGGAGATGATGGCCGGCCAGCACACGCGGGCACATGCCGAGGTGTTCGTCCCGCACCCCGAGCGGCTCGGCAAGCAGATGGAGAACACCAACACGTTGATCACCGGTGGCGGGATCAGCAGCGACGAGGCGGACGCGGCGGCCGAGGCCACCGCCGCCGGCTACCGGGACCAGGGTTGGGAGTTCGTCAGCATCTCCCGGACCAACACGGGCGGCCGGAACGTCATCGCCCGGCGCTGGGTAACGCCCGAGCCGGAGTAGTATCGGCCCTGCCTTCCATGGTGCGTCGGTTCACAAAGCCCCCTGAGCGATCCTTGGGGGGCTTTGCCGTGTCCGGGCTCCTGGGGGACCATGTCACCAGGAGGTGGTCTGAGTGGTCAGCTCAGCCGGCGGACGCAAGGGTTACGTGGCACCGGGACGGCACCGGGCGTACAAGGCGCTCCGGCGCAAGGGCAAGTCCAAGAGCGTTGCGGCCCGGATCGCGAACGCGGGTCGCACGAAGGTCGGGCGAAAGAAGATGGCCCGCAAGGCGGCGCGCACCCGCAAGCGGCACGGCCGGTAGCGGTGTGGCGAGCCTGGGTGGTGGTCGGCCTGGTCCTCGCGGTGATCGTGTTCGCGATGCTCTGGTTCGGCTGGCTCTCCCCCTGGGTCCCACGTCGTTGACACTTCACCGTCAAGCCTGCCGATCGGTTACCCTGGCGGTTGACAGAGGGGAGGGGCATGACCAACTCGCGCAGTATCCAGCGGCTTGAGGACGACGGCCACAAGCGGTACCCCGGGATCACGATCTACGACGTGGGGGACGAGGCGCACGCGGTAGAGGTGTCCGGACACAACCACGATGACAAACCGGGGGTCAAGGCCGAGGACCAGGACTCGGACAACAAACCCGAGGTGCGGGCCCTCGACTTCATGATCGGGAAAGCCTTCACCAAGGCGGACGCGGCGGCTCTGTTCGAGGCACTCACCCGGCGGCCGGCCAACCAGGACCGGCTCCTGTATGCGATCTACAACCGGCGGATTCGCTCGCGGACCGACGGCTGGAAGGACCGGGCGTACACCGGCTCCAACCCACACACGGACCACGTGCACGGCTCCGGCCGGGCCGAGGACGACGAGAACACCGACCCGTGGGACATCGCGGCAGTATCAGGAGGCACCACCTTGTCACAGGAGATCGACGGCCTACGCGCGATCCTCTCGGGCTCCGGCTCGGGCACGCTCAACGCGGCCAATCAGCTCCACGTGAAGTTGAACAAGATCCAGACCACGCTCGATGAGATCCTCAAGAACACCGAGGCGGCGGCGCTGCGCGCGGACGGCCTGCTCAACATGGCCGACGTCACCACCTCGTGGAGCGACAAGACGCCGGCCGGCAAGCAGATCAACAAGCTGGCCGCCAAGCTCAACGGCCTGACCAACCCGGACGTGGACGAGGACGCCCTGGCTACCGCGCTGGCGGCCAAGCTCCAGGACATGCTCCCCGAGGGTGTGGGCCTGACCAAGGACGACGTTCGCGACGCCCTCGCGGACGTGTTCAACCGGGGCGCCGACGCGGTGACCTCGACCGATCAGTAAGGGGACCCTATGTTCGGTATCCGTACCCCGATGTGGCTCGCGCTCGGCGGGACCGTGCTCATGACGATCCTGCTGGGTGTCCAGAGCGCCACCTCGGACGGCTCCGTCACCGACGGCCAGGAGCTGATCCAGATCAGCATCGGCGTGGTGACCGCGTTCGGTGTCTGGGCGGCGGCCAACCTCCCGGGCCAGACCTGGATCAAGACGGCGGTGGCCTCGACCCTCGCCGCGCTCTCCATCCTGGTGACCGCCATCCTGGGCGGGGTCAACACCGGCGAGGTCGTCAACATGGCCATCGCGGTGTTGATCGCGCTCGGCGTAGCCGTCACCACGTCCCCGGTCACTACGGTGATCGCGGGCCAGGTCCGTACCTACCTCAAGTCGGACGGACCCCCGCGCGAGACCACTCGCGTAGCCTCCTAACCCTCCACACGCAAAACGGCCCCGGGACTCAGGTCACCGGGGCCGTTCGCTATCTGGTCGTACCGACTAGCCTCCCTGGTTCTTGCGGGCCCGGTCATTCCTGGCCTGGACCAGCTTGGCGATCCGCTGGACGAGGTTGACGGCCTTCTGCGCGTCACGGGAGTGCGCGGACTGCTGGACGTGCCGGTGGCTGGAGGTGGTGCCGCGCTTGCCCTCCCCCTGGCTCTTGCTGCCCTCTCCCTTGCCCTGGTGCTTGGCCATCGGTGCTCCTCTCGTGTGGCCGGCGGTTCCGGCCTCAGGTACTACGTTACAGGCATGACAGCTAAGTGTCAAGCTCTGTCAGGATTCGGTCAGGACGGTCCAGTCCGTCATGCCGGTGAGCGCGTTACGCACGATGCCCCAGAGCCAGGACGGCATCGAGTCGATCTTGCGGTCCGTGAACCCCTCGTCCGTCCACTCCATCGAGCAGCGCAGCGAGTCCGACTCCGAGCCGTCCCCCTTGAGCTGGGGGCCCATGATCTTGACGGTGTGGACCCGGATCGAGCCGGCCGCTCCATCGGTGGTCTCGATGATCGCGACGATCGAGAGGGTGTCAGGCCGGAACGAGACGTGCCGGCGGCGGTATCGGTTCTGATCCGGGTCGTCCAGGACCGGGCCGTTCTTGAACTTGAGCACCATCGACCGGCGCGTCCGGTCATTCGTGACTGTGATCTCCACGGGGTGTCCCCTCTGTCGTGTCTCTGTCACCTCTGACATTACAGGCGTGGCGACAAGGTGTCAAGAGGGGACGCGCCGTCACTCGAACTTGCTGGTCCAGGAGGTGTCCTTGTCCAGGCCAGCGCCGTTCGTCGTGGTCATCCACAGGGCGGGATCGCGAACCGCGCCGGTCGTCGGGTCGATGTTGCGGGACTCGCCCGAGGGCCCGTCCCAGGTCCGCGAGGGCTCGGGCACGATCGGGTGCTCCGCCGTGGCCGCGTTCGGGTCCACGAGGGTGAACCGGTAGCCGAGCCGGGAGAGGGAGTCCACCACGGCCTGGGCCTGGGAGATGTCCAGGGTCGCGCCGGCCGAGACCAGGATCTTGGCCGCCTCGGCGCGGCCCACCATCTGAGCCTCGGCCAGGGCGGCCAACCGTCTGACCTCGGCCAGGACCGGGCGCACCGCCTCGGCGATGGCGTGGTTGGTCTGGGTCGCCACGGCCTCGGCAATGGCCCGTTCGAGTTTGCCACCCTCGATGGTGATCGAGCCGGAAAGCTGTGTCATCGTCTCTCCCCCTTACACGGCCGGCGGTCTGTCGGCCTGGTTGCAACGTAACAGGCGGTCATGCTACCTTGCAACCATGACGTTGAAGTTGGAGCTGAGCACCGCCGCCCGGACCGCACTGCTCTCCGCCGGCACATCACGGCAGGGAGCCAAGACCTACCCCCGTGAGAACCAGGCCGTACGGGCCGAGCTGCTGGCCGCCGGCCTGATCGGTGACAACGACGGTTTGACCATGCGGGGCACCATCGCCCGGGAGAAGGCCGTGGACGCACTGCTGGACGAGTTCGACAACTGACGAGAGGTAACCGAATGACTGAGAGCAACCAGAGCACGCCCGAGGTGAAGAGGCCCCCGATGGGTCCTGCCATCGTGATGACCATCGTGGAGACCGCCTGGGTGGTCGCGATCGTGTCCCTGATCTGGGGCGGTGACTACTCGGACGGCTGGACCGGCCATGACGCGGTGGTGGCCCTGGTCCTGCTGGTCCCGATCCTGCACGCGGTGGGCTCGGTGCGCACCGTCTGGAAGGCCCGGAGCGGCTACTCCAGCTCGGTTCAGGCGTACGCGACGGCCCTTGCCGGTGACACCGGAGTGTGGCGCGATGAGCTGGACCGGGTGCGCCTGACCGTGCGCTGGGATGGCGAGGCCGGCCACTACTGGATCAAGGGCACGTTCGACCGCGAGGAACTGACCGAGGAAGAGCCGTGGGTCGACTCGCTCACCCTGGGGGAGATGGTCCAGCGCGAGGAGCGCACGAACACCTTGCGGCCCGAGGACACCGAGGCCACCCGCGCGATCCGTGGCCGCCTGATGATCCCGAGTTGGGACCGGTTCGAGAGCGAGGACAGCCTGTGAGCGAGGACTTGACCGGTCAGGCGTTCATCGTCAAGGCCGGAGATGACCGCGTGGGGGGTATGCCGGACGGCCTGTTCTTTCCTGGCCTCCAGAAGATCCACGACGTCTCTGACGGCCATCACACGTTCGGGGACCTGTATGACCACCGCCGCGCGCTCACGCGGGCTCTCGCGCTCGCGATCGTCAAGGGTGCGGACGGGGTTGGCTGGCGCTCCTGGCGCGAGATCAACGCGTGGCGGTCCAAGCGGCACCACCCGGAGAACGGCCCGATGTTCGAGGGCTATTTCGTGATCGGGTTCAACCTGGGTACCACCGGCCAGGTCTCGTATCACTACAAGCTGGAGCACTGGGACGAGTTCGAGGGTGTGCCGGCGCTGGAATACGCGCCGCGCTGGGACGGCCACACCCCCGAGGACACGGTGGCCCGGCTCCTGGCCTGGACCCCCGTCTGACAGGTAAGCGTCAAGAGCCCCGGATCGAAAGGTCCGGGGCTCTTGTCGTTGACACCTCGTCGGTACGCCTGTAAGGTCAGTGATGAAGCGTCACACCAGCTACCGGGAGGACAACGGACATGAGCGCCGGCTACCTACGAAAGTGCGGAAGCAAGATCAAACACGAGACTCGCGCATCGGCAGAGGGGCAACGCACCTCGATGGTCAAGGCCGGCAAGTGGACCCGGTCCAGCTCGAACACCTACGGGTGCAACGTGTGCGGCAACTACCACGCGGGCTCGATCCGCAAGGGCCAGTTCCGGGGCACCCGAGGCCGGAAGGTCTCGCGATGACCGTCGGGGCCAGGACCGTCAACGCGGACGGCAAGCGGGCCAGAGGTGGCAGCAACGGCAACGAACGCGGCAACACGGCCGAGCGGTTGCGGCGGCGGATCTGGCTGGTGACCACCTACCGGGCCGACGTTGACGTCTACCGGGCGGTCATCGACGTGGCCGACGACTTCCCCAACACGGTGGAGTACCTGATCCCGATCGACCGGGGCCGCACTGATCTACCCACCGAGCCCGCGTGTCGGTGCTACCGGTGCGGGGAGCTGTTGACCGTGGACATGGTCTCGGCCGACCGGATCGTCCCGGGGTGCGACGGCGGGACCTATGCCCGGACCAACATCAGGCCCGCGTGCTGCCGGTGCAACTCGGTGACCGGCGCGACCACCAGGAGGAAGAAGCGATGACGGGGTACAACGCGCCGCCCGAGGGCGACGGCAGGACACGAAAGGACCGCTCCCTCCCCCAGAGGTTGGGCGCGGCACGCGCGGCCTTGGCCGTCGAGCTGACCGAGTTCAAGCGGCTCGGCCAGGCCATCGTGCGGGCCGACCGCAACGGCAACCGGACCAAGGTCGCGGTGCTCGCCGAGCTGATCAGGGAGGGTCGCACGTCGATCGCGCTGCGCAAGGCGGCGGTGGCCGAGCTGGAGACCGAGGCCGAGGAGTTCGAGAACGGGGAGGGAGAGCGATGACGAACGAGGGCATCCTGTATCAGGCCCAGAGCGACGTGGCGGCCGAGGCTTCACGGGACGCGGCGGCCGGGGTGCACGCGAGCCACTGTTGCTACCGGCACGGGTGTAAGTACGGCGGTGATGAGTGTCCGGTGGTGGCGGGGCTGGCTCAGCGCACGATGTGCGAGGTGTGCGACGACGAGATCCGCGAGTGGTGGCCGTTGATCAAGGCGGCCAACGCGGCGTACGACGCGGGCCGGCGCGCTGGCCAGCGTGAGGGAGCGGACCACGGGTTCGCCGAGGGCTCCTACCGTGGGTTCCGCCAGGGTCGGGTCTACGCCGAGACCGGCCGGCTGGAGCCGATCGGACCGTTGCCCGCGTTCCTGGCCGTCGAGGTGTCCCAGGAGATGGTGGACGCGTTCGGCGAGGGTTGGGAGCAGGCCGACGGATCGGCCCGCTACCTGGACCCGGACTCGGTGGTGCCCGGAACCCGGCGGCGCGCCGGCCTGAGCGCCGTTCTCGCGATCGTGCGGCGCGACGTGGCCGCCAGCATGGGGGGCAGGGAATGAGCGTCTTAGCGGTCGACACAGGCACCAATGGCGGTGCTGGTCTGTTCTGCGCGTTCGTCGTGTTCCTGGGTGTGCTCGCGATCCTCCAGCACATGCGGACCAAGTGATGGGCGACGCGTTGATCGCGCTGGGCATGGTCCTGGCGGTGTTCGCTCTGCTCTACGGCGGGGCGCGGTTCATGGGCAACGGCCGGTGCTGGCGCTGCCGCAAGCTCTGCCCCCCGTGGTCGGTCTACTGCCGGAGGTGCCTCGATGGCCCAGAAGCCTAGGCCCGTCAAGCGCACGGCCCGCGAGATCGCGCGGCTGGTCTCGGTCACGATGCGCCTCGGGTCGTACCACATCGGGCCGGGTCACCGGGAGTTCGTGTGCCCGGTGGCGTACGAGGCCAAGAGCACCCAGGACGGCGTCTCGCACCGGTTCGCGGTGCGGGTGCAGGTCTGGGAGAAGCCTGACCGGGTGCCCCTGGTCAAGCTGGCCTTGGCCCAGCACCTGGCGGATGCCGACACCAACGGTGAGCCCTGTCAGGACGCGCACCGCCGGAAGGGTTGACACTTAGACGTCATGCCTGTAATGTATTGGGTGTTGGTCCACACGGGCCAGCACCCAATATCGGAAGGACACCAACCATGAAGATCGTCGGAATCGCCGAGATCAGCGCCACCGCCGTCAACGTCTCGGCCCGTGACTCTCAGACCTGGGACAACGTGCTGGCGTTCTCCGAGGCCCGGCCGGCCAGCCTGGCCGACGCCGACGAGGCCCTGTTCGCCCACGGGTTCGGCCGGGTGCGTGCCTGGGACCTGGGGGAGAACGGGACCGTCACGGCGGCGGTGGCGACGGTGGACAACGAGTTCAACGGCGTACGGGCCGCGCGCCTGGACGTCATGGTCGGCGCCGAGAGCCACCACAACCTGGAGCTGTGCCTGGCCCGCGAGGTCCAGGACGGTGACCTGATCACCTCCGAGCCCGGTTGCCCGCTCGCGGTCGTGGCCGGCTCGCGCTACGAGTCCGGCACGATGCGCCTGCACATGGTGGGCGAGTGCAAGGTCTGGGATGAGCGCCACACCACCACGTTCCCGGCCGACCGGCCCCTCTGGGTCGCGCGCAAGCGCTGAGAGAAAGGCCAGGTGGGGGGACCTTCGCGGTCCCCCCACGGTGTTATCTGAGAGGAGAAATTGACATGTCAGAGTCAAGCCAGCCGTTCGACCTTGTGAGTTACATCTGGGACCGAGCGGTGGCCGCCGGCCTGCCACGGGACAAGGTGGCGGCCGAGGTCAAGTGGGCTATGGAGTACGTGAACGAGGCCCCTGAGCAGGCGATAGAGCGGATCAAGCGGCAGGCCATGCGGCACCACCCGTTCGTTGGTCCGGGCCCGTACTGCATGGGTTGGGGCCCCGAGGTGGCGGTGGGCACGGTCGAGGTCGGGATGATCATCATGCGGACCCAGTGCGGGTACCCGGCCGATCTGCATCCGCTGGAGAGCGGCGATGGCACGGCCTAAGCGGCGGTACCCACGCTGCGCGGTGTGCGGCAAGGTCACCTACCCGACCAACGGGCGGGCACTGAGCGCGTGCGCGACCCTGGCGAGATCGGGCAAGGTGTGGCGCGCCTACAAGGCCCCGGGGTGCACGGGATGGCACGTGACCAGCAGCGATACCCCGCCGTTGCTGCCTGGGAAGTGAAGAGACAGAGCGCTTGTGGCGGGGTGTACCAACCTCTGTGCGGTGGGAAAAAGCCGACGGGCCGAGCGCTCGATCGGTTTCGCTGGAGTCGCGCACTAGTAGGTGAAGCAAAGTACCGGGGGTCATGGGGGCACTCGGGGGTGCACGTGTTCACCAAGATCCCACCGCTCGCTCTGCACCGGGGTACACCTGGGGGAGCTGGGGGAAGCTCCTACGCTATGGAGTCATGAAATAAAGGTGTGTCAACCGAGCGCGTGTGAGCGTGCGCGCACGGCGCGTACATGTGAGGCGCGCACGCGAGGGCCATGGGGCCGGCTACACACACGTATATCGCGGGAACAGGGTCCGGAGGCTGGCACCCGCTCCCCCCGGTTCACACCGACCCAGGCACGGGGGACCTGTGGACCAGGGGGTATGGTGGACCAATGGACCTACCCGAGGTGAAGTCGATCCGGCCACCATCGCCACCGCTTCATATGGACGACCTCTGGGCCACGCTCCAGGGCATGGCTCCTGGTCTGTACCTGACCGGAGACCTGCACGCGCGGTACGTCGAGGTGGCGCGCGCTGCTGGCCGTGAGCCCGCCAGTGTCCAGGTCCTCGGGCAGAGGATGCGTGAGACGGGCTCCGAGCGGCACACCCGAGGCGGGTACGGGGCCTGGACCGTTACCCCCGTCCAGAGCGACCCGTATGCGTGGCACACAGGCCCGCGTTGACACCGTGGCCGGAATGCCCCCTCTGACAGGTAGGATGCGCCCGTGGACCCCTGGATCTGGATCGTGTACGCGCTGGCCGTGGCCAGGCTTACCGGCCTGGTCACTCTCGACACCATCACCGAGCCGATCCGGGACCGCATCATCGTCGCTCTCGATGACACCCCGGGCTCGGGCGGCGCGTGGCTCTCGTCCCTGATCACGTGCCCCTGGTGCGCCAGCGTGTGGATCTCCGCCGTGGCCGCGCCCGTAGTCTGGAACCTGGGTCACTCCCCCTGGCTTCTCGTGCCGGCCCTCGGGCTGGCCTTCTCGTTCGTCTCTGGCGCGACCTCGAACCTGGGTAGGTGACCGTGGCAATCCTCAAGCGCCGAGCGGGCAAGGCGGCGCGCCGGAGCACGGTGACCGGCGCTACCGCCATGGTCACGATGGACGGCTCCTGGAAGACGTGGAAGTTCGGCAACCGGGACTGGCAGATCGAGGGCTGGCGGCTGTACGACATCGTCGGTGAGGAGCGCTTCCTGGCCAACTGGGTAGGCGACGCCGTGTCACAGGCCCGGCTGTACGTCACCGAGGTTGACGAACGCGGCGAAGAGCAGGGCGAGGTTGCCGAGGAGCGGATCAGTCGTCTGGCTGCCGTACCGCTCGGCACCGGAGCCCAGCGCGATGACAACCTGCGCTTGGCCGGTGTGGACCTGGCCGTGGGCGGTGAGTGTTGGGTCGTGGGCGAGGGTGCCGCACTGAACCCCGAGGCATCCGAGGGTGCCTGGTTCGTCGTGACCGGCGCGAGCCTCAAGTCCCAGGGCGGGATCGTCAAGGTCAAGCGTCCGCACACCCAAGGCGATGGTGGCTGGTTCGAGCTGACCGAGGGTGTCGACATCCTCGCCCGCTGCTGGCGCCCACACCCGAACGACACGGACCAGGCCGACTCGCCTACCCGCTCGGCCATTCCGCCGTTGCGTGAGATCGAGCTGTTGACCAAGCGCGAGTTCGCCGAGCTGGACTCGCGGCTGACCGGCGCTGGCGTCTGGTTCCTCCCCGAAGGGATCGACTTCCCGCGCGCGGCCGAGGACCCTCCCGGCATCGCGGGGTTCATGGCGTACACCCAGCGCGCTGCCGCCGCGTCGATCAAAGACCAGTCCAGCGCGTCCGCACTCGTGCCGATCATGGCCACCGTGCCGGACGGGACCGACCTCACCGCGCTCAAGGACGGCCTGATCAACTTCTGGTCCCCCCTGAGCGCCGAGATCGGCGACATGCGGGACAAGGCGATCGTGCGTCTGGCCTCCAGCTACGAGATCCCCAACGAGGTCCTGCTGGGCCTGAGCACGGCCAACCACTGGACCGCCTGGGCTATCAGCGAGGACGGGATCAAGCGGATCAAGCCCTACTTGGCCACGATCGCGGACACGCTCACCCGGTGGTTCCTACGGCCGGCGCTGGCCAAGATGGGTGTCAAGAACCCCGAGCGCTATGCGTTCGCGTTCGATACCGCTCCCCTGGCCGTGCGGCCCAACCGCCTGGAGGACGCGACCACCCTGCACGATCGGATGCTGATCAAGGACGTGGAGATGGTCAAGGCCGCCGCGTTCAGCGAGGAGCAGATGCCGACGCCGGCCGAGCGCGCGATCATGATCCTTCTGCGGGCCATCGACAAGGACCCGCAGCTCTTGACCCAGACCACGATCCAGCAGCTCCTCGGCCTGCCCGTCATCGAGGCACCCGAGCCCACGATCGTGCGCGTACCTGGCGAGGTGGGCGACCCCGAGGCCGACGACGAGGGCCAGGACGCACCCAACGGGGGAACCGCGCCCGAGGTCCCCTCCAGCAACCGCAAGGCCATCACGGCCAGCGCCGATGACGACCTGGCGGCGCGCCTCGATGCCCGGATCTCCCTTGCGAGCCTTGCTCCCCCGAGCCCGGAGAAGGTGTTCAACGCCTCGGCCAAGCTGATGATCTACCGGGCTCTTGAGCTGGCCGGCGGCCGGCTGACCACGCCACAGGAGCGGCGCGGCCGGTGGGTCGAGGTGCCACGTCATGAGCTACACGCACGCGTGGGCCCGATCACGCCCGACAAGGCGGACAAGGTCACCGAGGGCGCGTGGAACCACGTCGGCGCGGCGGCGGCCGATCTGGGCGTTGACCCGGACCAGCTTCACCGCCTGCTGGCCGGCTACGTGCACGAGTTGCTGACCCGGGGCATCCCGCACCACGATGACCTCCTGTACGCGGCTCTGACCGCCGCGCGCCGGCCTGTGGCGGTGGCAGCGTGAGCGAGTTCGACACCGCGCCGCGCCGGCCAGCGTTCGAGCGCGAGCACAAGGTCTGGCACGCGTTCGAGCGGTACGGGTGGTGCGCGCCGGCCGAGGCCGAGGTGGCCGAGGCCCAGAGCCGCGTCTCGACCGTTCTCCAGGCCGAGGCCCTGCTCCCCCCGGGGTATCACGTCGTGTACGACACCACGCCCGTCCACCGGCCGCTCTCGGCCGACGTGGCCCGCGAGTGGCGAGCCAAGGGGCAGGACCGGTGAGCGCGCCGGTGTGGTCCGGCCGGGGCCGTGACCCGTGGATGCCCCAACGCCTGGACTCGCGGATCGAGGCGGCCAGCGCCGAGGAGAAGATCCGCCGCGCGGTGTGGGCGGCGCTCTCGGACTGGCTCACCCAGACCAGCCGGCGCGTGGTCCGTGGCGACCGGCCACCGGACCTCGATGCCATCTGGGCGCGCGTTCCCGCGTGGCGCGATGCCGTGGAGGCGATCGTCTACCGGGGTGCGATCTACGAGGCTCTCCAGTCGGCGTACCGCGCGATCTTCGGTGCTGACTTCCCCTGGGACAAGCGGGTGTTCGTGACCCGCTACCTGACCGAGGTCACGAACCGCCTGGTCCGGGTGCCGGACGAGGTGTTCGACCTCGTAGCCGGCCAGATCGCGCAGGGTGCCGGCCTGGGCGAGACGCTCTCCAAGATCGTCAAGCGTGTTGACACTGTCCTGTCAACTACCGAGACACCGCGCTGGCAGAACCGGGCCGTGGTCATCGCCCGCACCGAGACGATCGGCGCGCTCAACGGCGGCCGGCTCGACGCGTTCCGCGCGTTCGCCGAGGACGAGGACGAGGAGCTGGAGAAGCTCTGGCTCAGCACCAGCGACAGCCGGACCAGGCCGACCCACCGGGCGGCCGACCAGCAGCGCACCCCGCTCGGGATGCCGTTCCTGGTGGGCGGGTTCTCGATCGAGTTCCCCGGTGACCCGATGGGCCCGGCCCAAGAGGTGATTCAGTGCCGTTGCACCATGCTGTTGGTGGAGCCCGGTGAAGAGGTCAGCCTCACCAACCGACAGATGAAGCGTGCCGCCCGTTAACCTGGGCGCGAGGAGAGTGAGACATGGGCACCAAGTTCCGCACGATGCTCGCGCCGATCAACCGGTCCACGGGTGACGGCCGACGGTTCGCCACCGACTCGATGAGCGTTGCGGACACGCCGTTCCCGTTCGAGTGGGTGCGCGAGCGCCAGGGCGGCCACGATGGCGCGGTGGCGGTGGGCGTGGTCCAGCAGGCGGCGGTTATGTCCGTCGGCAAGGCCATTGACCAGGGGTTCATCTCCCCCGAGGCGGCCAACCGGTTGGGCCTGGACCACTCCGCGATGGGCGTGTTCGGTCAGGGCGAACTGTTCGATGACGCGGACCGCGAGACCATGCCCCAACTGGCCGAGGACGTGGCCACCGTGCTGCACCTCGCGGACCAGGGCATCCTCGGCCCGAGCGTCGACCTCGACTCGTTCGAGGCCGTACCGGTCGAGGTCGGCTCCGACGTCCCGGTGACCTGGGACCGGATGATGGAGGCCGAGGACAAGGGCGAGGAACTCAAGCTCGAACTTCTGATCACCGCCGGCCGTGTGCGCGCGGGCACCCTCGTGACCATTCCCGCGTTCGTGGAGACGTCGGCCCCACTGGAGCTGATCCAGCCGGAGGGAGCCGAGGCCACGGCCGAGGAGACCGCCGCGCTGGTGGCCAGCATCGCCACGGACACCTGGACGCCGGACGCGACGATGTTCGAGCCCGAGCCGCTCACCGGCCTGACCGAGGTCACCTACGACTGGGAGCGTGGCAAGGTCTACGGCCACGTTGCCCCGCACGGAACCTGTCACGTCGGGTTCCGGGACACGTGCGTCACTCCCCCCGTGGACCCTACGGGCGCGTACGCGCGGATGCACCGGTACCCGGTCGAGACCGCCGATGGCGGGATCGTCTGGGCGGGCAGGCTCAGCGTGGGCGGCCGGCACCCCGAGTTGAACCTCACCGCGTCCCAGGCGGTGGCCCAGTACGAGGGCAAGACCACGGCGGCGCACATCGTGGTGCGCGAGGACGCGTTCGGGTTCTCGATCAACGGCCCGATCAACCCCGCGTTGACCGAGGGCGAGCGTCTGGTCCTGGAGCGGCGCACCGCCACGGGCGAGCGTCCGGTCTCCGGCGACTGGCGGGAGTACCCCGAGGGTCTGAGCATGATCGACGTGCTGGCCTTGTCCCCCGGGCCGCGCCAGCACTCGGAGCCTGGCTTCCCGGTGACCACGTACGTGCGCAACGGTCGCCAGGTGGCGCTCACCGCGTCGTTCGGCCTGGGCGCGCTGGCCAGCAAGGCCACCAGCCCGGCCGAACTCCAGGCGGCCATCCGGGCCACCATGCGCGCCGAGAACGAGCGCGAGCGGGCTCTGGCGGCGCTGCGCGAGGCCGTCACCGTGGATGAGGCCGCTCGCGCGGCCGAGGCTCGCGCCGCGCTCGCGGCCGAGATCGAGAGCGGCTCGGGCGCGGCGGCGCGCGAGTGCGAGAAAGAGGGGTAACACGATGGCGTGTGCGTGTGGGGGGAAGAAGGCCAAGGCCAGGGAGGCCACCGTCTCGGTCAAACTCCCGGGCGGGACGCTGGTCAGCAAGAACACCCAGGCAGCGGCCGAGGCGTTCGTCCGGACCCATCCGGGTGCGAAGATCGTTCCGTGAGACGGCGCAACCGGCCCGAGTGCCGGCGGTGCTCCAGCGGAGCCGATACGTAGAGAGGCCAGTCACCCGATCGGGTGGCTGGCCTCTCTCACGCGCTCACCACTTGCTGGCGCACGTCTTGCCCATCATCCGCTCGATCGAGTCCTCGTCGGTCAGGACCCGGCCGCACCGCACGCACACCCCGTAGAGCGCACCGAACTCTTTGGCCTGCTCAATGGTCATCTTGTGGGCGGGAGTGAGCTTGGTGACCGCACCGGGGGTGTAGGCCCATCCGGCGGCCTGGCCCTTGATCTCCGGGACCACCAGGAGCTTGGCGTACTGCTGGCTGGAGCCGTGGACCGCGTGCTGGACCTTGTAGATCGAGCCGTCCAGGAGGTAGATCCCGTCCTCCAGCTTGACCGGCGCGGCCGGCCCGGCCTTGGGGGCGCTCTTGAGCCGGGCCAGGGTGGCGTCCACATCGCGGAACAGGACCGTCCGGGCGTCCAGGTCGATCCCGCGCTCGGCGGCCAGGTTGCGCATGAACCGCTGCTGACCTTCGGTGGCCATCCGCTCGGCGGCCGGCGGGGCCTCCACGGGCACGAGGTCCAGGAGGTCGGCCTCGTAGCTCTCGCGCTCCCGGTCGGCCAGGTGCTGCTCCGCCGCATTGTCGTCGGCCTCGGGGGTCCAGGTGCCCCACACCGCGCGGCGGGTGGCGTCCGAGACGTTCGAGCGGAGCGACGGGACCTGAATCCCCTTGTAGGCGGTGGTGATCATGCGAGTCATTGTGTGTCCCTCCGGGTCGGTGTGCCTTACACCCAGAACATTACAGGCATGGCGGTTAAGTGTCAACCCCCAAAATGAAGCGGGCCCGAGTTGCCTCGGGCCCGCGTTCTCAGAGAACCTCTCGCGTGGTGTCGGTGATCGTGACGTTGATCGAGTTGCCCCGGGCCGCGTCCTCGATGGCCGCCAGGAACTCGGTCACCTCGTCCTTGTCCCGGGTCCGGGTGGTCACCTGGCGGTTGCGGCCGGCGGTGGTGTCCCGCACGTCCACGAAGTACCGGCCGGCCACGCTCGGGTTGGTGCTCAGGGAGATCGTGACGCTCATGGTTCGGTTCATCGGTGTTCCTCTCGCTCTCGCTCTGGAGTTGTGTCCCGCTCGGCCTTGCACTGACTACATTACAGGCATGGCGGTTAAGTGTCAAGGCCCAGACGAAAGCGGCCCCCGGAGGGGCCGCTCGCTTCGTTCACCAGATGCCGCGCTGCCCGGCCATCTGCTCCTCTAGCAGGGTGTCCTGCCAGCCCCGGTTCTCCAGGTGGCGGACCAGCGCACCCTCGGCCCAAATCTCGGCCGCGTTGTCGAGTTCCATCTGGGCGGTGAGCTGGTAGCAGGTCCGGACGCTGGTGACGTTCGCGTGGTAGGTCCGGTCCTCGGGGTGGTGGTTCCCGCACTTCACTCCGCCGGCCGTGGCCTTGACCTCGTACGCGCCCACTAGCTCGATCTCGTTCATTGTTGGTGTTCCTCTCGCTCTGGAGTTTTTGTCCCGCTCTGCCTTACAAAGAGAACATTACAGGTATGACGGTGAAGTGTCAAGCCCTCCGACCAGCCCTTTTTCGGGGGCATCCTGGCCAGAGTGTCCTAGGACGCTGCTACTCTGGCGCCCAGATACCTGGCGTCTGGTTTCGCTCCGGCTAGGGGTCACCGCAACTGTGATCGACTGATGACTCCCCGAGGAGCCCAGCAATGGAGTTCGAGTTCCCGTTCGAGGTCCCAGCGGACCTCAAGGCGTTGGACGCTGGCGCGTTCGCCGCATTCCAGACCCAGGTCCGGACCTTCGCCCAGAGCACCCTCGCGGACGAGGCCAGCACCCCCGAGGCACTCGTGGCCACGCGGGAGCTGTTCGCACTCGTCGCCACCGAGGACACCCGCCGGACCACCCTGGCCACCGCCGCCGCCGCCGCTCGCACTGAGCTGGCCGCCGGCCTGGCGCCCGTCGAGGTCCCGGCCGTTGTCGAGCCCGTGGCCGTGGTGGTCCCGGCTGTCACCGAGCCCGTGGCCGTTGTCGAGCCCGTGGCCGTGGTCGCCAGCACCGGCACCGCTACCGCGACGCTGGACGTGGTCCCCGAGACCGTGGCTCCGGTCACCGCGCGCCTGATCGTCGGCAACGACTCGCCGAACGTCGGCGCGGAGATCGGTTCGTTCGGCGAGGTCGGCGAGATCATCAACCGCCGCCTTGGCAACTACTCGTCCAGCTCGGGCAAGCGCAAGGGCGTCAAGACCCTGAACAAGGCCGGCACCAAGGTTGTGATCAACGGTCGCAACATGGTCCGGCACAGCAACGTGTCCGTGGCCCGCGAGTTCCCGGCGGACCTTCGGATCACCGACGGTGGCGCTAAGCCCATGGCCGTGCTGGAGCACGCCATGGATGAGTACCGCCTCCCCGGTGGCAACCTGCGCAACTCGGCCGCCGCGCTGATCAAGAGCGGCAAGGCCCTGACCGCCGCCGTGGGCTGGTGTGCCCCGTCGGAGATCATCTACGACCTGTGCATGTTGGAGACCCGCGAGGGCATCCTGGACCTCCCCGAGATCCAGGCATCGCGCGGCGGCTTCCAGATCCCGATCGAGGGTGGCCCGGACTTCTCGGTCATCTGGGACAGCATCGGCGACGACGGAGACGTGATCCTCACGGAGTACGACGTCGAGCAGGGCACGGACAAGGTCTGCACGATCATCCCTTGCCCCCCGTTCGAGGACGTGCGCCTGGACGTGGCGTACCTCTGCCTGACCGGCTCGCTGCTCCAGAGTCGTGGCTACCCCGAGGCGGTCACCCGCTTCACCCAGGGCGCGCTCATCGCGCTCGACCACAAGGTGAACCAGTCGGTCATCTCCCGGATCGCGGCGGCCAGCACCCAGGCCGGCACCATCCCGACGATCTCCGGCTCGGACGACGCGGCTTCCCAGCTCCTCTCGGCTATCGAGGTCGCGATCGAGGACATCAAGTACCGCAACCGGATGGGCCGCGCGACCACGATGGAGATCGTGCTCCCGGCCTGGGTCATCGCGCCGATCCGCGCGGCTCTCGCGCGTCGTCGGGGCACCGGCTCCTGGAACGTCTCGGACGCCGAGATCCTCGCCGCGTTCACCACCCGCAACGCGGTCCCGCGCTTCGTGTACGACTGGCAGGACGCGTACAGCGGCCTGTCCGGCGGCCCCGGCGCGGCAACCCCGATCCTGGAGTTCCCCGACACGGTCTCGTTCCTGGCCTACCCGGCCGGGACCTGGGTCAAGGGCGTCCGTGACGTCATCAACCTGGACACCGTGTACGACAACGCCATGCTGACGGAGAACCAGTACACCGCGCTGTTCACCGAGGACGGTTTCTCGGTCATGCAGATGTGCGTGGACTCGCGCCTCTACACGGTCGGCATCGACCCCGCCGGCATCGTCGGATGCTGCTCCTGAGCTTGCTCGGGCACGGCCAGACCGACACCCGCGAGACCACGGAAGGTGGTGAACAGACATGGCAGTGATCCTGCCCCCGATGCTGGTCGAAACCCCTCGCCCGCTCGGTCGTCGGCCAGGTCTGTTCACCGCCGCCGTGGGCCCGCTGGACTTCACCTCCCCGCACGGTCAGGGGGGTGGCGTCCAGTTCGAGGAGACCTCGTGCGGTACGGCCTACCCGTACCCGATCAACTGTGATGGTGACCGGCCGAGCAAGCCCTCCGATGGTGGCGACCCGACGAGCGAGTTCCCCTCGTTCGCGGTGGTGGCCGGCATGGTGTGCGGCGCGCTCGGCTACACCGAGGCCCAGTTCCGGGCCAAGATCCTCCAGCGGCTGGAGAACGGTGAGCAGCACGCGGCCGAGGCCGCGCTCTGGACCGGCGAGGGCCTTGAGGGCTCCGCACTGGGCATCCCGAACCTGACCGACGACGCTACCGACGTCGGGGCCCTGGTGGCCTACGACCCGGAGCACCTCGTCTCCGTCGTGTCCGCTCTCGAACAGTGGATGTACGGAGAGAACGGCTACAACTACAACGCGTTCATCCACGCACCGATCGGTGTGGCAGCGTGGGGGAACGCGTTCGGTGAGCTGGTCATCAGGGACGGCAACCTCCTGCGCACCCCGGCCGGCTCGGTCTGGGTGTTCGGCGGCGGCTACCCGGCCGGTGAAGGCCTGCGCATCACCGGCACCACGACCGTCTACCGGGCGGCCGAGCCGTTCGTCTACCCGCCGGACCAGACGATGGACCGGCTCAACAACCAGCGCCACCTCGTGGCCGAGCGTGAATACGCGGTGGCGTTCGAGTGCGCCGTGGGCTCGGCTGACTTCAACCCCCTGGGAGAGTCGTAATGACTAACCTGTTGTGCGCCACTCCGCTCCAGGGGTCCTCGCTCCGCGTGACCCGGCTGGACGAGTGTGGCAACCCTGAGTTCGGAGAGTGCGCGTTCGCGGTCTCGGACGGTTTCGTCCAGGCCGTGCTTACCCCGAACACCGAAGAGGGCGAGCGCTTCCTCCAGCGCAACGCCTCGGGCGCGGCGATGGTCAACCAGCGCGGCCGGCCCCTGCTCAACTGGTATGACGTCTCGATCCAGTTCCAGGAAGTCGACCCTGAGCTGTTCACGATCATCACGGGCCTGGACCCGTACATGGATGACCAGGACAACGTGATCGGGTTCCCGGTGACGGAGACCAACTTCGCTACGGCCAACTTTGCCCTTGAGGCGTGGATGGGCAACGCGGAAGAGGAGTGCCTCCCGGGCGACGCGTTCCCGTTCTTCGGGTACAACCTGTTGCCGTGGGTGGTCGAGGGCGCGCTGGCCGAGAACATCACGATCGCCAACGCGCTGATCACCTTCACCGTGAACGGGCGCACCCGCAAGGGCACCCCGTGGGGCGTCGGTCCGTACGACGTCGTTCGCGACGCCAGCTCGAACCCGAGCCCGCTCTTCACGGCCATCCCGTCGGACACGCACCACCTCCCGATCTGGACCCAGTTGGCTCCGCCGGAGCCCTCGTGCGGTTGCCAGAGCCTGAGTTCCTGACCAATCGAGCACAGGCCGGCCACCGAACGTCCCCCCAGACCCCGGTGGCCGGCCTGCTCTACAACGGAGGGGAGCCCTCGTGGGCTTCAACAACGCGGGCCTGACCGCCATCCTCACGGCTGGTGAGAGCACCACGCTCTGGGTCGGCATCGGGTCCGCCGCCACCGACGGGAGCCAGACCTCGGGTCAGCGTCGCCAGGCCACGCTCGACGCGGTGACCGGCGTGCTGGAGGCGACCAACGAACCGTTCGACTACACCGGCTCGGCCGGCGCTGCCGCAACGCACGCGCTGTTCTACTCCGCGAGCACCGGGGGCACGTTCTACGGGTCCAAGGCGATGACCGGGGACGCGACGTTCAACGCGGCCGGTACCTACTCGATCACCTCGTTCGCCATCCCAGCTACCAGCCCGGCGTAACCCGTGGCCGCGATCAAGGGCGTCTCTCCCTCGGTCACGGCCGGCGGTCAGGTCGGGTTTCTGGGCACGTGGCCGACGACCGGCACCATCACCCCGGTCATGCCCACGGGCGGCGGCGCGCCGGCCGCCGGGGACCTGATCGTCCTCCCGGTCTACAACCGAGTCACCACGGCCACGGTCAACGACGTGACCGGGTACACCCGGCTGACCACGAGCGATTTCACCTCGGGCGCGAACACGGCTGAACTCTGGGCCAAGATCGCCGCTGGAGGGGACGCGGCGCCGACGTGCACCTCCACTCCCACGGGCCAGCCGATGGCCGCGCTCCTGATCGTGGTCGAGGACTGGTCCGGTGACCTGGCGGACCTCGTGGCCGCCGTCGCCGGTTCGACCGGTGCGACCGTGACGTGTCCGGACGCCACCGCGACCGACGATGACTCGCTGGTCCTGCGGATCGGGTTCCAGCAGGACGACAACGGCGGACTTGGCGACCCGACGCCACCGCCGTACACGCCGTGGGTTCCGCCGGCCGGTCATACCTCGGTGTTCTACGAGGTGACCATGGCCGGCTCGGACGCGGGTATGGCCGTGGCCACCGAGACGGCCGACACCGGGGCCGTCGGTGTGGGCGGGTTCGGCACCAACGGCGCGGACGCGGGTATCGGTTTCACGCTGATCATTCCGCCGAACGGTGATGTCCCCCCGAGCGTCGGCGCGGTCTCCGCACCGATCGCACTGGACGTAGCCGTGGCGGGCTCCAGGGCTTCCCAGGGGGCCGTGAGCACTGCCATGGTCCTGGACGCCACCATCGTCGGTTCAGCCCGGCACGCGGGCGCTGTGTCCGCTCCCGTGGTGCTCGACATCGCGGTCTCGGGCGCGCGCGAGAGCGCGGGCGCGGTGAGCGCACCTCTCAGCCTTGACTGTGAAGTGTCAGGAGCGCGAGACTCGCTGGGCTCGGTCTCGGCCCCCCTGGTCCTTGACATTGAAGTGTCAGGGTCACGGCCGGCGGCCGGCGCGGTCTCGGTCGGGATCGAGCTGGATATCGAGGTGCACGGCTCGAACGGTCAGTCCGGCCGGCCCGTCAAGACCTGGCCCTACGGCACGGAGCCGATCTCCGGGTACCCGTGGGCCCCCCGGCCTGTAAAGTCGTTCCAGGAGGTCGATCAGCCGTGACAATGCCGTGCGCGTGGGACGTGGTGGTGCCGTCCGCGTTGTGTGCCGACTGGGACGCTCGGCCCCAGCAGATCAAGGACGCGGCCCTGTGGCTGGCGTCCGACTACCTGTGGGCGGGCACCGGCCGTCAGTACGGGCCTTGCCCGGTGACGGTCCGGCCGCTCCAGTCCAACTACCTGGACCCGGCCTACCGGGCCTATCCGGTCTGGCCCGGCCACGATCCGGGCGTGGCCCCCTATCCCTACCTGTTCGCGGGGAATTGGTTCAACGCGGGATGCGGCTCGCGATGCTGCTCCTCGCGGTCGTGCGACGTCGTTCTCCGGGGCCCGCTCACGGAGATCGATGAGGTCCTGGTCAACGGGGAGGTTGTCCCGGCCAGCTCCTACCGCGTCGACTACGCCACGGGCGCGTACCGCCTGGTTCGCACCGATGGCCAGTGCTGGCCGACGTGCCAGACCATCGAGGCCGAGCACGACGAACCGGGCGCGTTCGCGGTCACCTACCTGTACGGGCGCGAGGTGCCCGAGGTCCTGGCCATCGCCACCGCCGCTCTCGCGTGCCAGTACGGCAAGCTCCTGGGCGGCGGCGCGTGCGCGCTACCCGCGCGCATGACCCGGCTCTCTCGCCAGGGTGTGGAGGTCGAGGTCGCACCGGCCGACCCGGCCGAGGGCCTGACCGGGATCAAACTGGTGGACGACGTGATCAGCCTGTTGAACCCGAGCAAGCGGCGCTCTCCCCCCGTGGTGCTGAGCCCGGATCTCCAGGAAGCGTGCGACCGCTGGACGATCATCCCGGCCGGGGGTAGCTGAGATGGCCGTAGCCGACCCGGTAGTGATGCCCCTGGCTCGCCAGCTCCTGGCGTGCCTGGACGTCGAGATCCAGAAGGTCGCGAGCCCGCCGGCACACGTCCAGCTCCGCATCGGCACCGTGGTTGACCACCTCATCAGCTTGGCCGGTGACGAGTGCTGCGAGGGCCTCGCGTGGGTGCGCCCGGCCGGGTTCTACCCGATGGGCGCGGTGTTCCCGGACCAGCTCTCGGCGCCGATCAAGGGCAACAAGACCGGTGCCGTGGCCTGGGTGGTCCAGCTCGAAATGGGGGCCATCCGGTGTTTCCCGACGCCGGAGCCCGATGACCTGATCACCGGGACCCAGTGGGACACGGTCACCCAGGCGGTGATGGACGACGCGGCGGCCATGCGGCGCGCGCTGTGCTGCATGATCGCGGAGATCAACGAGGACCGGCCCGGCCTGGGCCCGCTGCGCGTGCTCGCGGGGATCTGGCAACCGATCTCGAACGAGGGCGGTTGCACCGGGGGCATCCTGCCGATCACAATCCAGGGCCCGGCCTGTGACTGCCAGGACGCCGGCCCCGTCAGTTAGCCGAAATGATGACCGCCTCCAGACCCGAAGGTCTGGAGGCGGGGTGCCCTTAGATTGAGGCCGTCCGGGCACCTACGGCCTTGGTACGTCGAGCCTAACGGACCGCCGTCTGGGTCACGGCCGGCGCACTCTTCCACTGGCCGGAGCCGTCATCGGGCTGGCACGCGAACAGTGTCCCGACGACCAGCGCGCCGATCATGCCCATGATCGCGGCCCGGCGGGTGATGGCGATAGCGACAGTCATTTGACCCCCTCGAATTGGCAGAACATCTGTCAATCTCACTTTACAGGACTGACGTCGAGGTGTCCAGCACGGCCTCCAGGCGGAGCCCGAGCGCGGCGGCCCACGCGTTGAGCGAGTGGAGCCGGGGGTCAACCTTGCCGGCCTCCCACTGCCAGATCGTATTCTGGCTCTTCTCCAACTTGTCCGCGAGCACCATCTGGGACCAGCCCAGCTCGATCCGCCGTGCCTTGAAAGTTGCGATGACACTGTTCATGGTGTCGACCTTACAGCCATCACGGCGAGGTGACAAGCGCGCTTCTGCTTAGACGGCTAGCCTGGTGGCATGGTCGCCCACTCGCTCCGGATGGACCCGGGCAAGCTCACCGCCGTGGGCATCGCGGGCACCCGCAAAGAGGTGTCACGGTTCAACCGGCGCGTGTTCAACCGGTCCCAGATCCTGGTCCCGGTGGACAACGGGATCTTGCGGGCCTCGGGGAGGATGCTGCCCACCGTGGTTGTCGGGAGCCTCGTGCGCTCGGGCGTGAGCTATGACGCGGAGTACGCGGCGGCGGTGCACAACGGCCGGCGCGCTCTGACCATCCGGGCAGGGATCAGGGCCAACGGCAAGCGGGGCAAACTCCGGTTCATCGTCAACGGCCGGGTGGTCTACGCGACCCAGGTTCACCAGCCGGCGCGTGCCGGCCGGCCGTACCTGGCGGACGCGCTCCGCGAGGAAGCCGCTCGATCCGGATGGGCCGTTCGCATCGGCTGAGATGTCCCCCCGGACGGTGCTACTGTGACACCCATGACAGAGACCGAGGAGCCGGCGGCCGAAGCGATGACCGTCGAGGTGCCGTTCCAGGGCCGAACCCTGCACATGAACATGCCGACGCCGGAACAGATCCTCGTCTGGCGGCGCACGGTGAAGCGGTTCGAGGGCCTGGACGCTACCCAGATCAGCACGGCGGCCGAGGCGCTCGACGCGGTAGACCGGTGCGTCCGCATCGTCACCAGCCTGTTCGCGCTCCCCAAGGACGTGGATTGGCTTGACGATGAGATGTTGGAGAAGAACGTCACGTTCGGTCACATCATCGTTCTGTTCGGTGACACCGTGGAGTCGTTCGGCGCGATGGCCCGCGAGGCATCCGGCGCGGACGACAACCGCGAGAGCCGGCGCGCGGCGGCCAAGGCCCCGGCCAAGAAGGTCACCCGCAAGCGGGCGGCCAAGTCCGCTCCCCCCAAGGGTGGGAGGGTGTCCAGATGACTACCCAGACGCACAACCCAGACGAGGGCTCGGTCTCGGGCCTGATCGAGCGTGCCGGCGCGCGGCACTACTCCACGACCCACATCGTCCAGTTCTTCGCGTACGAGCACCTCCGGCCGGACCTGGCCGAGGTCTCCAAGGGGTTCGCGGACCTCATGCTCGCGCTCCTGACCAAGCTCTCCGACGGGCCCGAGCTGACCGTGGCGCTGCGCAAGCTGTTGGAGGCCAAGGACGCGGCGGTCCGCCAGGCTCTGCTCGACGCGGGTCTGTGACCTACGAGGTAGATCCCGAGGCGTCGCTGGCGCTCTGGGATCTGGACCTGGAACTCGGGGGCCGGCACTTCATCGTGCCGGCCCTCCCCGCGTCGGACTGGTTCCCGATCCTTTTGTCCGGGGATGTCTCCCTGGTTCTTGACTCGATCGTGTCAACGCCAGGTTCGCAGGGTACCGACCCCCTGGAGCTTCTGCTGGAGGGCAAGCTCACCGCCGAGGAGCTGGGCGAACGGCTACTTGAGGCGGTCGAGTCCGCCGCCGGCCGGCCGTTCGGCGTGGCCGTGGTCCTGGCGTACGCGGCCACCCAACGCTGGCCTGCGGTCAATGGCCGCCTTGTGCTCGCGGGGTTCGACTGGACCGAGCGGCCCCTGGGCGCGGCCCTCGATGCGATCTACGCGGTGTTCACCGAGAACCAGAACGAGGAAGGCCGGGCCAAGTTCGAGGCCCTGCTGGAGACGCCGATCAACACCGGCCCCAAGGGTACGATCCGCAAGGCCGATCAGGCCAGGGTGGAAGAGGGGTTCGCCGCGCTCGCGGGGCCCAAGCCCACTACGGGCGCTGTGCGAGCCATCGGCGCGCCGTCCGACGGTGCACGTTCCAGAACTCGGACACCGCCGCGATCTCTCCCCCAGGGCGCAGCGTCCGGCGCGCCCACGAAGCGACCACGGCCACGCGCTGGAAGTGGTCCGGCGGCCAGCTCCGCAGGCCCGTAGGGCGCGGCATGGCCAACATGCGGAGCTGAGCCTCGGCATCACCCGCGAGAGCGGCTCCGGCCACCTGGCCGATCTGCCTCATCGGCAACTGGGAGAGCACGGTCGAGGTGATGGGCGGCCGGAGATCGTGTGGCTCCTCGCGGCGCGCGATCAGGCACAACTCCACCACACCGGGCAGCGATGGATCGTCGGACATACGCACCCGTACGGTCCACGGCCAGGCCGGATCTACCAGCTCGATCTCGTCTCCGAGGTTCGAGAGCTGGGTCCGTGAGACATCCATCGGGCCATCCTAGCCCAAATGTCACCGTGTCTGGACTCGCTGTGACACCGTACGGCACCGTACGCTGGCGGCTATGCAGGTGGGACGCGCGACGGTCGAGGTCGAGGGTGATGTTTCCGGCCTCGCACGCGACACCGAGCGCAAGATCGATGCCGCGCTCACCGCGATGCACATCGATCCGGTCGAGATCCCGGTCGACGTCGAGGGCGCGTTCGATGACGGAGTCCGGGCCGGCCGGGAAGCGGCCGACGGGTTCGTTGCCGGCGCGGACGGCAAACTCCGGGACTCCAAGGGCCGGTTCGCTGCCTCGGGCGCGGAGATCGGCAAGGACACGGGCGCGGCCATCGGCAGGGCCCTCGCGCCCGAGATCGAGAAGAACACCGACCATGACCGGATCGGTAAGTCGTTCGAGGCTTCGTTCTCGAACATCGGTCGCAACGTGGCCAAGGCGTTCGGTAAGTCGCTCAGCATCGGCATCCCGAACCTTCTCCCCCTGATCAAGCCCGCCCTGATCACGACCGGCCTGGGCATCGTGGCCGGCATTGCGGCGGTGGTGGGCCCGGTCCTCGGCTCCGCGATCGGCGCGGCGGTGCTCGCGGCCGGCGGCCTGGGCATCATCGGCCTGGGCGCGTTCCTGCTCAAAGAACAGCCGTCGCTGATCCGGGCGGCCAACCAGCTAGTTGACAGCCTCAAGTCAACGTTCGCCAAGGCGGCCAAGCCGCTCTTGGGTCCGTTGATCGACGCGCTCAACATCTTCCGGAACGCGCTCAAGGGCCTCGGTCCCGAGCTGAAAGAGGTGTTCGCGGGGCCGGCTGGCGCCGTGGACGACCTCGCGCGTGGGTTCCTCGGGTTCGTCAAAGAGGCGCTACCCGGACTCCAGTCGCTCTCCGCCGCGTCGGACGGGTTCCTCAAGGCGTTCGCGGCGGCGCTCCCCGGGCTCGGCGCCAGCTTCTCGCACCTGTTCGATCAGATTGCCAAGGCAAGCCCCGGCCTGACCGTGTTCTGGGTCGACTTCCTCAATGGTGTGGGTTGGGCAATCGAGAAGCTCGGGGACTTTATCCTCTGGTCCTCGCGCACGTACGTCGCGCTCAAGTCCGATTTCGGCAACATCGCGACCGTGATCCGTGGAGTCTGGGACGCGTTCCAGGACGGCAAGGGCATCGCGGGCGCGTTCAAGGTCATTCAGGATGCGCTACCGCCGGACTTCTTCGGGCGCGTGGTGAACGGTTTTGTTGACATCGTCAACAAGGGGTTCAACTACCTCGCGACCAACGCGCCGGCCGTCATCGACAAGATCCTTGATCTCAAAGAAGCCTTGATCAACTTGCTGATCAAGGGCCTGTTCGCGCTGGCCGAGAAGCTCCCGGACATCATCCCCGCGATCATCTCCGGGGCTCTTGATCTTGTGGACTCGCTGGTCGACAACCTCGTCAAGACCGCTCCCCGGCTGGTCGAGGCGGCCGGCGCGCTGATCAACGGCCTGGTGGACGGGATCGTCCAGTCGCTGCCCACGCTGATCCCTGGCGTGGTGCAGATCGTGACAACCCTGGTGATCGGGATCATCGGGCTCATCCCGACCATCATCCAGGCCGGCATCCGGCTGGTCCGTGGCCTCGTGCAGGGCCTGACCGAGGCCATCCCCGAGGTCGCGCGAGCGCTGATCACCGCGATCCCGGACATCATCGACGCGATCCTCACCGCGCTCCCGGCCGTGCTGCTGGCCGGCACCGACCTATTGCTTGCACTCGTGCAAGGGTTCTCGGACGCGCTCCCCCAGCTCATCACCGTGATCCAGTCGGACATTATCCCGCTGCTGGTCCAGACCCTCACGACCCAGGGGCCCCAGCTCATCGCGGCCGGCACGGCGGCGCTGGTCCAGTTCATCCAGGGGTGGACCGACAACATTTCGATGATCCTGGATCTGGTCACCAACACGATCATTCCCACGCTCACCGACCTGTTCCAGGACAACCCCGAGGTCCAGCAGGCAGCGATTGACGTCCTGACCACGCTGCTTAACGCGTGGTCCCAGAACATCACGATATTGACCACGTTCTTTACGGACCAACTGTTCCCCCAGATCATCGAGGTGTTCCAGGAGAACCCGGACATCATCCAGGCGGCGGCCGACCTCCTGACTTTGATGGTCGACACATTCACGGACAACATTGTCCTTATCACCGGGTGGATTACTGACGAGTTCATCCCCGCGTTCTCGGACGCGCTTGACGAGAACGGGCCGGCCATCGCGGAAGCCGCGAGCCAGCTCATGGTGGCGCTGCTCACCGCGCTGATCAAGGCGCTCCCGGACATCGTGCGCGCGGGGAACAAGCTCGGTGACGCGCTGGTCAAGGCCATCTTGGTCACGATCGGTGCGATGGCCGTTGCCGGCGCGCAACTAATCGGCTCGCTCCTCAAGGGGATCGCGCTCTCGTGGGCGGCCGGCGCGTCGAACAGCCTGAACGCGATCAAGAACGGCATTGTCAAGTTCTTCGGTGCGGCCGGCGGCTGGCTCAAGGACGCGGGCCACCGCATCCTGGACGGCCTGCTCTCCGGCATCTCCGACCGGATCGGGGACCTCAAGAGCCTGTTGGGCTCGATCACCGGCCTAATCCCGGACTGGAAGGGCCCGGCCGACGTTGACGCCCGACTCCTGTACGACAACGGCGCGCTGATCATCGACGGTCTGGCCAAGGGCATGATGAGCCGGACCGGCCAGGTGGAGGATCTGCTCCGGAGCCTGACCAGCGACATCGGGGGCATCAACCTCGGGGGGAACATCCGAGGCGGTGACGGTGCTTCCTCGGGAGGGGCGCCGATCAACGTGTCGTTCGGCCCTGGGTCGATCATCGTGAACGCGAGTTCCGCACAGGGCGGGACCGACGCGGCCGAGGCCATCCTGGAGCGCTTGGCCGGCGCGGTGCTGGTCCGGTAGGGGGAACCGATGGCCTCGATCACGACGCTCCGACCGAGCGCGGTCAGCTCGGGCGTGGGCTGGAGCGCGGTCCCGAGCGGTGACCTCGCGGATGTCACTAGCGACAACAACGACGCGACGTATGCACTCTGGTCCGGCTCCGGCTCGGCCATGATCCTGCCGACGCCGGTTGACGCACCGCCGGCCGGTGAGCGCCGGCACCTCGTGCGCCTCATCGCCCGTGGCGAGGACGGGGACGCGTGGTGGGCGGTGCGTACCCCGCTCGGCGCACTCGTGGCCGGCGCGGCCGGTTCGTTCACCGCGAGCCCGACCACGATCTCCGGCTCCTGGCAGGCCGGCGCGCCCACGGACGGCTCGATCGTGCTGAGCTGTTACGTCACCGGGCAGTCCACCGCCGTGAAGATCAACGAGCTGTTCCTAGAGGTCGACTCCAGGGAAGCGCCGACCTTTACCCCCCAGATCCTGGACGGGAGCGGCTCCAGCACCGTCACCGTGTCGGACACGGTCACACCTACCGTGCGCGCGTCCGCGCTCGACACGGACGGTCTGACGGCGCGGCTGTACCGGTTCTGGGTCACCCTCGCGGGCGCGATCGTCTGGGACACCGGGATCGTCTCGGGCACACCCGTCAACCGGCAGACCTCCCCCCTGGACAACGGCGCGTACGTGGCCAACCTCCAGGTCTGGAGCACCCTCGGGGCGAACACGCCGTACCCGAGTGAGGTCGAGACCCTGGCGTTCACCGTGGCCGTGGGCGAGGTGCCGATCCCGAGCGCGCCGACCGTGGCCGACGTGCCGGACACACCGTTCTTCTCGATCGAGGTATGCGCACCCGACATGTCGGGGTTCGATGACTACGCCGGGTATATCGAGGTCCAGCGGGTGGACTGCCCCCTGGGCGGATACCTGGCACTCCCGGGCTCCACGGGCGCGTACGCGAGCGCGCCTGACCTGGTGGACACCCTGCTCTACTCGTTCGACTCCACCGCCTCCCCGTGGGCCGGTGAGGGCGCTACCAGCGTGGCCCGCGTGACCACGCCCGTGCACGATGGTTCGGGCTCGCTGCGAGCCACCAAGGCGTTCGCGGGCACCGGGTTTGACGAGGCCCGGTTCAACGACGCGCAAGGGCTGCGCGACCTCACGCCCAACGGGCCGACGCTCAGCGCGTGGGTCTACGTGCCGGCGGCCGGCGGCGGGCTCGGGTGGCAGGCCCGGATGGAACTCCAGGACCCTTCGTTCGCCTGGATTCCGGGGCCCAACTTCGTGGTGCCGTTCGACACCTGGACCCGGGTGGAGTACACCCCGGACCCGGCGCTCATGGTCTCGTGCCGCGCGATGGGGTTCGCCATCGGCGCGAACGACGTGGGCGGCAACCCGAACGTCTACGTGGACACGGTGGTGCAGGGGACCCCGCCGTTCCTGGACCCACCGACCGATCTTCGCATCACGGCCACCGCCGGCCGGGACGACGGCTGGCGACCGGCGGCCGACGAGGCTCTCGTCGGCAAGTGGGAGTTGGACGACGATCAGCGCTCCTGGTTCCTGTTCCTGGACGCCGACGGGGAAGGGGACCCTAACCTCGCGGGCCGGCCGGCGCTCGCCTGGAGCGATGACGGGATCTCCGCCGCCGTGGCGTTCGCCACCGAGCGGATGCCGATCGACCCGTTCGGCAACATCACCATGCGCGCGACCCTGGACGTGGACAACGGGGCCGGCGGCTGGACCGTCACGTTCGAGACCCTCGATGAGGACGCGGCCTGGGTCCAGCTCGGCGCGCCCGTCACCCTGGCCGGCACCACCTCGATTTTCCCGGGCTCGGCTCCGCTCACTGTGGGCGCGACGCTGGACACCGGGGTACCGGTGAACCTGTTCACTGGGCGGATCTACTCGGTCCAGGTGACCGACCCGAGCACCGGCAACTTGTACGCCGACCCGGATTTCACCGGGCGGGTACCGGGCACCGACACGATCACCGACTCGACCGGCAACGTCTGG